AGAACTTTGCTGAACTTGCTGCATCTAACGCTCTAGTTCGTCCAGGTGCTATGAACACTATTGGTAAGGACTACATTGCTCGTAAGCACGGTAAGCAGAATATTGCATACCACCACCAGGTGATGAAGTCATTTACTTCTGAGACTTATGGCTGTGTTTTGTATCAGGAACAGGTTATGCTTGCCTGTACAGAACTTGGCGGTATGACAATGGTTGAGGCTGACAAGGTTCGTAAGATCATTGGTAAGAAGAAAGATGCAAAAGAGTTTGACCAGTTCAAGGATAAGTTTGTTACTGGAGCATCACGCTTTGTAGCACAACCAGTAGCAGAAGAACTATGGCATGACTTTGAGGCTCACGCTGGATACTCATTCAATAAGTCACACGCTGTAGCATATTCTACTGTATCTTATTGGACAGCATGGCTTAAGTATCATTATCCTATTGAGTTTATGTATTCGCTACTCAAGAATGAGGGTGATAAGGATGCTCGTACTGAATATCTGATTGAAGCAAAGCGTATGGGCATTCCTGTGCGTCTACCACACATTAACGAATCAGACATTGATTTCAAGATTGAGGGCAAGGGAATCCGTTTTGGTCTTACAGCAATTAAGTTCATATCCGATAATATTGCAAGCAAGTATATTTCTGCTCGCCCTTTTAACAGTTATAAGGAGCTTGAGGAGTTCACATTTGGTAAGGGTAACGGTGTTAATAGTCGTGCTCTACAGGCTCTACGTGTGATCGGTGCTGCAACATTCCCAGATAATCCAAGGAATGATGAAGAGGTCAAAGAGAATCTATATGAATATCTAAACCTACCAGAGTTCAATATCTCTATTCCACAGCACTATCACGCCTTTATTAATGACGTAGAAGAGTATGAGGAAAAAGGTGCATACATTCTTATGGGAATGGTAAAGGCTATCAAGCGTGGCAAGGGATGGTCAAGAGTAGAGCTTCTAGATAAGACTGGTAGCACTGGTATCTTTGATGAAGAGCAGACTGGTATTGAAGCAGGTAAGACTTATATTATTCTTGCCAGCGATAACCGTGTTGTTACTGCTATTCCTGCTGATGAAATTCGTGGTAGCGAATCAGGACTTGTAAAGATCCTTAACTACCGTCAGTTGCCATACAAGGATGAAGAACTATTTGTAGTCTCATTCAAGCCACGAGTTACCAAAGCTGGTAAAAAGATGGCTTCCCTAGTTCTGGCTGATTCTAGTCGTGAACTACATAGCGTTACAGTATTCCCAACTTCATTTGCTAAGGCATACATGAAGATTGACGAGGGTAAGGCTTACACATTTTCCTTGGGTAAAACTAAGGATGGAACAATAATTATGGAGGATGTAAAATAATGGAACTATCATTTGATGATATTGCAACAGAGTTGCATGAACTAGCAGTAGAGAAAGGCTTCTGGAGCGTCCTAGACGATGCCACGCAGGAGCAGACTGATATTTTTATGACTAAACAGTTGATGATGATTGTATCAGAGGCTGTAGAGGTTATGGAGGCTATTCGTAAGGATAAGGGTCCAGAAAATATTGCAGATGAAATGGCTGATATTCTTATTCGTACTTTCGATCTATATGCTGGATTAGTTGAGCATGGCTATACTGCTGTATCACTTGACTATGCTTTTGAAAATAAAACTAGCGTAAATAAACTTCGTGCACAGAAGCATGGGGTGCGTTTTTAATGACTACTATTGAAGAGGCAATGGCAGCACTTGATCCACGTATCCGCAAGCGTCTCACAAATGGAGTTGGATTTAAGACAGACTATCAGCCCACACCTAGTTTTGGTTTGAATCGTGCTCTAAATGGTGGTCTACCATATGGTCGCCAGGTACTAATTTGGGGTAGTAAATCATCAGCCAAGTCTTCACTATGTCTACAGATGATTGCTCTTGCTCAAGAAGAGGGTAAGTTATGTGCGTGGATTGATGCTGAGATGTCATATTCTGAGGAATGGGCTAAGGCTCTTGGGGTAGATACTGATAATCTAATTGTATCACAAGCTCGTACTATCAATGAAATGGTGGATGTAGGAACTAATCTAATGAATGCTGGAGTAGATCTAATTGTTGTAGACTCTATTACTTCATTGCTACCTGCTATCTATTTTGAAAAGGGAACTGATGAACTCAAGGAACTGGAAAATACCAAGCAGATTGGAGCTGAATCAAGAGATTTCAGCAATGCGTGGAAGATGCTTAACTATGCTAATAACAAAGTTAAACCAACTCTTTTCGTACTTATTTCTCAAAGCCGAAACAATATTTCTGCCATGTATACATCGCAGCAGCCAAGCGGTGGTCAAGCGACTAAGTTTTATTCGTCAACCGTTATTAAGCTTTTTTCGTCAGAATCCGATAATCAAGCTATCAAGGGAAAGATTTCGGTTGGTGATAAACTTATCGAAGAAAAGGTGGGACGCAAGGTTAGATGGGAAGTCCAGTTCTCCAAAACATCGCCAGCCTTCCAGAGTGGTGAATATGATTTCTACTTTAGAGGTGATGTTGGCATTGACAGTATTGGTGATCTTGTTGATACTGCTGAAATGATGGGTATCGTAGAACGCACTGGTGCGTGGTATATTCTTTCTGACGGTAGCAAGATCCAGGGTAGGGATAAGTTTGTAGCAAGGGTAAGAGAAGACTTAGATCTACAAGATGAAATTAAGGCTAAGGTAGCTAATGGCTAAGTATACATTAATTCACGGTGACTTTGTTTGCCACGTTTGCAAAACATCAATTAAAACTTTAAGGTTTTATCCAGATGAAAAAGAGTTAAGCTGGATGTGTCCAGATAAGCACCTTAGTTCTGTTGATTTAAATACCAAAAAGAATAGGAAAGATTATGAGCGAGAAGAGCGAGAGTAAACGCATTGGGGCAAAACAACATAAGAACTCTGGTCGTGGAACGCATAAAGGCGATGCTACCTGGGAAAACTTTACTGTGGACTTCAAAGAAGTTGGACGCTCTTTCACGCTCAATAAGGAAGTCTGGGCTAAAGCAACTACTGATGCTATACGTAATGGCAATGATCCTGCCATTGTTGTTGTTATTGGTGAGAACGGTATTAAAACAAGATTAGCAATAATTGAATTATCGCTACTTGAACAAATACTCTCTGATGGTGTATAATAGAACTACAATATTAAAAGGAATAAAATGGAACAGCAACAAACAACACTAGAAATGGTCAATGGTCTTACAGAGATTGCTGACTTTATGAATGATGAAGAACTAACAGTAGCATTAACTTTCATTGCCAAGCTTATTCTTAAGCCTGACGTTCCACTTAATGTTGCCACTGTGGAGATTGTAAGACTACAGGCAATTGCTGCCAAGATGTCACTCAAAGCCACATGGATGGTCAACGTAGATAAAGGAGATAGAGCGAAGAAGAATATATACTTCACTGCTGCAGAGGCTATTAATAACCTCGTATCAGCACTCAAGTATATTACTCGCTAAAAGATTATGGCTAAAAATTTATTAAGTCAAGTAATGCTAAAGGTAGAAGACAAAATTACATCTAAACCATCTTTCATTGATAAAGACGCACTTATTGCAAAGATTAACTCTGGATATACTATTAATCGTGTAGACAAGTTTCAAACCAAAAAGACATTTGCACCAAGTACTATTGCATACTCTCACGGAGAATGTCCTCGTTATTGGTATCTAGCTTTTGAGGGTGCAAACTTTACAGATAATGCTGATGCTTATGGCGGTGCTAACATGACTGCTGGTACAAAGTCACATGAGCGTATTCAGGAAGCTATGGGAAATGTCCCAGACTTTCTGATTGATTCAGAGTTTAAGATTACATATGATAGCCCACCTATCTTCGGATATGGTGACGTTATGCTTAACTGGGAAGGCACAGAACTTCTCGGTGAAATTAAGACTATGCCGAATGAAGGATTTGAATATAGAAAGATAGCTGGCAAGCCAAAGCTTGGTCACATGGTTCAGTTGCTTATTTATATGAAGATCAAGAATAAGAGCAAAGCCGTACTTATTTATGAAAATAAAAACAATCACGAATTGTTGATTTTTCCTATTGAATTAAATACGTATATGTTTGAGTGGGTAGAGAACACATTTGAGTGGATGCGAACAGTCCGTAAGGCATGGGAAGATAAAACCCTGCCTGAGAAAAACTATCGTTCTAACTCAAAGATTTGCAAGACTTGTCCAATTAGAGAAGCTTGTGATAATGCTGGTTCTGGAGTGATCAAGATCAATTCCCTGGAGCCACTAGATGAAAAACAAACACTGTAAATGGTGCGATAATGCATTTGAAACAACTATAAACTATCAGATATATTGTTCTGCTGAATGTAGAGATTCTGCAACAAAAGAAAAAATAGCACAACGCTATCTGGTAACTAGAAGGAATAATCCTAATAGAAAACAAAGAGTTTGTAAACAGTGTAATACAAAACTGTCCATATATAATGATGATGTCTTATGTCAAAAGTGTTTAATAAATCCACAAGACATTAGCAAAGCATTAAAAGATATTAAAGGATTAGCAAATGGTAAAGATAAACCAACCGACAATTAAACCAAAGACTATATGCTCTATTGATGCTAGTACAAATAGCATTGCATTTGCAATATTTGAGGATGACAGTCTTATTCAGTATGGAAAGATTAACTTTGTTGGAACAAACACATATGAAAAAGTAATGGATTCTGGCAGGAAGATCAGAGCATTCTTTAAACTATATGAAAATATTGATGCTATTGTTATTGAGCATACAGTATTTATGAATAGTCCTAAGACTGCTGCTGACCTTGCCTTGGTCCAAGGAGCGATATTAGCTTCTGCTGGTATTGACAAGATTCGTTCTGTTGCTCCTATTACCTGGCAGATATATATCGGTAATCCAAAACTATCTAAACAAGAACTTTCTGATCTTAAAAAGCAAAACTCTGGAAAGAGTGAAGCCTGGCTCAAGACATATGCGAGGGAATTTAGAAAACAAAGAACAATAAAGCTAATAGATATCATCTATGATAGAATTGTTACAGATAATGATGTTGCAGATGCCATCGGTATTGGGCATTATGCAATAAATAACTGGGATAAGTTGACAAGGTAAGAAATGGCTGCTAAACTATATACATCAGAAACATGGCTACGCAAACGTTTTCATTTAGATAAGAAGTCTCCAGAAGAGATTGCAAAAGAATGTGGCGTTAGTGTTGAAACAATTTATGTATATCTCGCAAAATTCGGATTAAGAAAGTCTAAAAGATAATGGGTCGTAGAAAAAAGTATGTAGCTCCTGAAATTTCAAAAAAGTTTCACCGTGAACCAACTGTAGTTGTTGATGGATTTGAAATTAATCATGGAGACATCATCAAGATTAAAGACGAGTTTGGTGGCAAGTTTAAGTTTGATTATCTAGTAACTAATACCGAAACTGGTGCACAATGGATTGACTGCTTTGAGATTATTGGATCAGTCCCATCAGTATTCCGTTCTTTTAAGATAGAACGCATTAAGCGTATTCCAAAACGTGGAAAGAGAGCAAAGCGTGTCGTTTGAAGACTTAACAGTAGAACACCTTGATGAAGTAAACAAGGTTGTTGAAAAGTATCTAGCAGGTAATGAGCCTACTCAGATTTCTAAAGAACTTGCTATGCCAAGACAAAAAGTTGTTGCGTACATTAATGAGTGGAGGGCAATGGCTGCAGACAATGCTGCTATTCGTGCCAGGGCTAAGGAAGCTCTTGTTGGTGCAGACACTCATTACACAAAGCTAATTGCTAAGGCATATGAAGTTATTGATGATGCAACTACAACTGCAAACTTAACTGCTAAAACTGCTGGTATTAAACTTGTTATGGATCTTGAATCTAAGCGTATTGATATGCTACAGAAAGCAGGACTCTTAGAGAACAAAGAACTTGCAGAAGAAATGATTGAGATTGAACGCAAGCAGGAAGTATTAGTAAATATCCTAAAAGACATTGCTAGTGAGCATCCAGATGTTAGAGACAAAATTATGTCAAGACTAAGTTCTGTTGCCAAAGAACGAGAAGTAGTTACTGTGGTGATTAATAAAGATGTTTGATGATTTCTTAGATGCTTTAAAGTCTGATAATTTTGCTGAGATTCCAGTAGATGCTAAAACATTTGTTGAGGGTGAACAGTATCTAAACCAGCCACCTTTATCACAGGTTCAGTATGACATTGTTGAGGCTATGAGTCAGATTTATAAACTTGAAGATCTTATTGACATTCTAGGAGAAGAAGAAGGTAGACGCTATTATAAAAAATACACAAAGAATGAAGTTATCCTACAACTTGGTAAAGGTTCTGGTAAAGACTTTACCTCTACAGTTGCGTGTTCTTATATCGTATATAAGTTACTTTGTCTTAAAGACCCTGCTCGCTATTTCGGTAAGCCTAGCGGAGATGCTATTGATATCATTAACGTGGCGATTAACGCACAGCAAGCAAAGAACGTTTTCTTTAAAGGATTCAAAAACAAGATTGAACGAAGTGAATGGTTTGCTGGAAAGTTCTATGCAAAAGCGGAATCAATTGAATTTGATAAATCTATTACAGTTTATTCTGGACACTCCGAACGTGAAAGCCATGAGGGACTCAACCTTATCTTGGCGGTTCTTGACGAGATTTCTGGATTCGCTCAGGAAATTGGAACTGGTAATGACCAGGGTAAAACTGCAGATAACATTTACAAAGCTTTCCGTGCGTCTGTTGACTCACGATTCCCAGATCTTGGTAAGGTTGCTCTCCTATCGTTCCCACGGTATCCTGGAGACTTTATCTCGCAAAGATATGATGCAGTAATTGCAGATAAAGAAGTTATAACAAAGCATCATAAGTTTATTATGAATCCAGATTTACCAGAAGATTCTGATGGAAATTCACTAGAAATTGAATGGGATGAAGATACAGTTCTTTCATATAAATATCCAGGCGTGTTTGCACTCAAGCGTCCTACCTGGGTAGTTAATCCTACTCGTAGCATTGAAGACTTTAAAGTATCATTCTTTACAGACCTTGGAGATGCTATGCAACGTTTTGCTTGTGTTCCAACTTTTTCATCTGATGCTTTCTTTAAGCAAGTAGAAAAGGTTCAAGCTGCAATGACCATTAGAAATCCAATTGATTCTAATAAACGCTTTGATGAATCATTTAAGCCTGATCCAGACAAGAAGTATTATGTTCATGCTGACCTTGCACAGAAGCACGACAAGTGTGCTGTTGCAATTGCTCACGTTGAAAAATGGGTAAATATTCAGGTAGTTAAAGATTATCAACAGGTAGCACCTATCGTAATAGTAGATGCTGTAGTTTGGTGGGAACCTAAACGAGAAGGTCCAGTAAACCTATCAGAAGTAAAACAATGGATTCAAAACTTGCGTAGACAAGGATTTGACATTGGAATGGTTTCATTTGACCGTTGGCAATCATTTGATATTCAGAATGAACTGAAGCAGGTTGGTATTAAGACTGAAACTGTTTCTGTTGCCAAGAAGCACTATGAGGATATGGCTATGCTTATTTATGAAGAGCGTCTAGCCATGCCAGCAATTGATCTTTTGTTTGAAGAGCTTACAGAACTTAAGATAGTTAAACAAAACAGGGTTGACCACCCACGAAAATCTTCTAAGGACTTAGCTGACGCAGTATGCGGAGCAGTCTTTGGGGCAATATCACATACACCTAAAAATCTAAATCAAGTAGTTGAGATTCACGAGTTTAGAGATAGACCAAAACAAGTACTTGACAAGGGTATTGACAATGTGATAAGATTGAAGCCTATGCCAGATGAAGTAAAGGATTATCTGGGTAGTTTCAATTTACTATAACAACTAATATAAGGAGAATAATGACGATTAAGAAAATCGCCACCGCAGTAATTGCTACTGCACTAGCCATTGGCACACTAACCGCACTACCAGCAAATGCTGATAATGATGGAGATAACTCTAGTTCAGTTATTGCAGATCTACGTTCAGAGATTGTAACTCTGAATGGAAAGCTTGCGGATGCTGCAACTGCTAAGGCAACTGCTGATTCAACCATCACAAGCCTACAGCAGTATGTAATCATCCTACAGGCAAATCTAGCAAACTCAGCTGCAGATGCTGTCAAGGATAAGGCTACTGCTGATGCAACTATTGCATCTCTACAGGCAGACAAGGTTAAGGATGCTGCAACCATTTCTGCTCTACAGGCAGAACTAGCTAAGGCTAAGGCTGATGCTGGAACTGATAAGAACAAGGATGCTGCTACTATTGCAGCTCTCCAAGCAGAGCTTGCTAAGACTAAGGTTGATCTAGCTGCTGCTGTAACCGCTGGTGGAACTGTTGTTAACGAACTAAAGGTTAAGTACAACAAGCTTGCAAAGCGTTTCAATTCAAAGGTTCGCAAGATTCACCGTGTAGCACTTCTACCTCTACCATAAGGTAGTATTTTAAGAGGGGGCTGGGAAACCAGCCCTCTTTTTTTATTTAAATAATGATATACTTGTTTTATGGACAATGAACTGACACCAGAAACACCATCAGAAACGCTCCAGGATGCCCCTAGAAGCGATTTAGAGGGTAGTATAGATACATCTAAGGTCGTAATTAAGAAACAGGGCAGAGTTGCCGAATTCATATTCAAAACACTAGCTATCTTTTTAATCTCAGCAATCTCTGCTATTGGTGTGGGTGCGTTAATCGGGGTAGATGCTTGGAAAACAATCGTTATTGCTGGTGTAATAGGATTACTAAGAGTATTAGAAAACATAGCCAGAGGATACATAGATGATGGTCAACTCACTATTGGCGAAATAGATAATGCTTTTAAAACTGTTGACGAACAATCTGATGAAAATATTTAAAAAAGTTGCTTTTTTATTTGACAACTAAATGACCTACTGCTATAATTGATACATGACAGAAAATGATAAAGTATGGAAATGGCTACAGGTTGGTATTGACAATGGATGGGTCACAGAACCATTTTGCTACACGCATGATGGAGACCCATACATGTCTGAAGAAGAAGAAAAAGAATGGGAAGATGGCGGAGATCCATGTGCTCCAGTAATTAAGATTTTGGTATAATATAATTTAATACTTTCCTCCTTAGCTCAATGGCAGAGCAGAGAGCTGTTAACTCTAAGGTTGTTAGTTCGAATCTAGCAGGAGGAGCAATATAGGTCGCACCTATAGGAGGCTAATATACCTTCGTAAACGTATATTCGGTTTGACTAGGCATACCGAGATCCTAATAGACTGGGAATCTAAAAGTTCTAGCGTTGGCTCTATGAACCTTTGTAGAGACAGTATCCAATACTGTGCTTATTGGACAGTGAGCAGAGGTCGCTAACTCTGGCTCACATCTATCACCCAAGTGTTACGGTAGCACAGCAGTCTCCAAAACTGTTGGACAAGGTTCAATTCCTTGGGGTGGTGCGATAGACGTGACTGTTTATGTTAGGTGTCTAGTACCGAATTACTAGAACGTTACCCAGTAGCGTTATGATTGGAAGGCGTACCAAAGCCTGACCCCTAAAGTGGGGATTGGTGCTGTTACTCGCAGGTAGTCAGGTAAAGAGTCAGTGATGGATTATTTAGTCAATAATCGCATCACATTTGCGAATATAGTGTAGTGGTAACACAAGACTCTTCCAAGGTTTTGATGCGAGTTCGATTCTCGCTATTCGCTCAAATAGGTTAATGGTGTATAACGCACCTACTTGCAAGGTTAACCTGTGGTGTAAAAGTCCACCGAGTCCGATGGGGCGATATCTTCGGTTTAGACTCTGTAGCTCAATAGGATAGAGCACTTCCCTGTCAAGGAAGAGGTTTGCCAGTTCGATCCTGGTCAGAGTCGCTTTATGGTATAATAATACTATGAAAAAAATAGAAAATATAATTTGGACAGCAGCATTACTAGAGGGAGAAGGTTCGTTTCTAACAAAAACAAATGCTCATAGACCAATAGTTAGTTGCCAAATGACAGATGTTGACGTTATAAATAATTTATATAATATTTGGGGTGGTGCGATTTATCATTCATTACCCAGAAAAGATGGATATAAAGAAACATGGCATTGGCAACTTGGTGGAGAAGATGCAGTAGAATTAATGACAATGATTCTTCCATATATGTTTTCTAGAAGATCCGAAAAAATTAATTCTGTATTAAATATATGGAATACACAAAAACAAAAATTGAACAATATAAATGACAATGGAATAAAAGCTGCAAAAGAATATTTAAATGGAGGAACGTCTTTAAGAAAAGTAGCAAAAAAATATTCTATTACATATGAAACTGTAAGAAGATATATTAATAAAATAAATAAATAAATTTGCTTCTATAGTTCAACGGTTAGAACGGCTGTTTTGTAATCAGCGGATGTGGGTTCGATTCCTACTAGAAGCTCCAAGGTGTATAATAGATTGTAGTTTAAATAACTACTTAGGAGATAATATGACAGTAGTATATAAAGAGCCTTTTGACAAAAGTCTAAGAGGCGATGAATTTGGAAACTTAGCACCATATCGTAATGGAAAGCCTCACAGAGGACAAGACTGGCATCCAGCAGAAAACACAATTATTCCAGCAATTTCTGACGCAACTGTTCACAATATTTTTTGGACAGATGTTCTAGGAAATGTGGTTGAGGTTGTAGATGCAGATGGAGTATATTCGCAATATTCTCACCTTGCCAAAAAGCCAAAGAGCATTAAAAAGGGAAGTGTAATTAAGCTAGGGCAACCTGTAGGTCGCACTGGCGGAGGACCTAACACACCGTCTGGATCCGCCAGTACTGGGAGTCACCTTCATCTAGCTATGGCTAAAGTTCCTAATGTACATCTAGCACCATATAGCAAACTTATTGATCCACTTAAATATATTCAAAAACACAAAGGAGCATAATGGCACTATACGATTATAAATGTAAGGATTGTAACATTGTTAAAATTATTACTAGAGGATTTGACGAAGAAGATCCAGGATATAAGTGTAGTACTTGCAATTCTGACTTAATTCGTGTATACTCTAATGTAGGCGTTGCTTTCAAGGGTAGCGGATTTTATTCAACAGACAAGTAAGGGTATATCTTGGTAGAAGAAGCAGTAAAGACAAAAGAGTGGACTCTTAGGATTGCTGATCGTTGTGACGCTAAAGACTGCGGAGCACAAGCCTATGTTAATGTAAAAGGTATTTCTGGAGAACTACTATTTTGCTCACATCACTTTAATAAGTTTGATGGAGATAAGCTACAGGCTTTTGCTTTTGAAATTATTGACGAGCGTGAGCGTCTTATTGAGAATCGTACCAAAGAAGATTAAGCGGTATAATTAATTATGCAGTATTTTTTGGGATCGGTAATAACTCTAATTGTTGTTGCTGTATGTTTTAAACTATTTAAAGTTAAACAAATAGAAAAAGAAAAGCAACCTTTGCTCTATAGCCAAAGCTATGTGTATAACTTGTTTGCTCCAATCATGCCAACAAATAATTATTTAAATAATCTAAAGCCATTGAACTCTCAAGCTAAAAAGTATTATGACAAAGCTTATATGAGAATTATCTTTACCAGCGATAAAGCCTACTGGATTAAAGAAAATGCACTTTATGTTGCTGATTATGTAGATGGAGAAATTTTAGAAGAATCTACAAAAACAGTTGACACAATGGGTATGGATAAGGTAGAATTAGAGAAGATGAGTTTTATCGTAGATAAGTTAACGGAAGGATTATCAAATGATAGTGGCAATTCAGGGAAGTCGTAATTTTGACGATTACCAAATTTTTCTAAGAGCAATGGGCACTGCCCTATCAACATTGCCAGAAGGCGATGATGAATTCCTAATTTATTCTGCAGGTCCTGCACAGATTAACTCATTTGGGATGGAGTTCTCTAACATCTCTGAGCGTAGTCTAAAGATTCGTGGAATCAAGATTAGACTATTTAAGATTCCACCTAGCTGGATTAGAGATAACATTCATAACATTGATTACTTTGCATACTTTAGCAAGCCAAAGGAAACTGTATCAGATCTTGTAGATCTTGCAGACTCTAAGGACGTTAATGTTGGAGTATATAGATTTTAATGTTGAGTAATAGACAGGAAGCATTTCTGTCCGTTGCTAGATACATGGCTTCTAAATCAGAGTCACGTCAAAAGCATGGGGCAGTAATAGTTAAATCTGGTAGGGTATTGGGGACTGGATTTAACAAAGATAAAAATAACCCAGACAATGTTTCACCTGAGCATATCAAGTCTCACTGCTCTGTACACGCAGAGGTTGATGCGATAAGAGATGCCAAGTGGAATGTTAAGGGTGCAACACTATATGTTGCCAGGGTAAATCGCCAGGGCAAAGACAGAAATAGCGAACCATGTGATAGATGCAAGGTAGTTATTGAAGAGTCACAAATTAAAAAGGTAATCTATACAGGGAGTAACTGTGTTAATTAAATCACTAGAACAAATGGAATCTATCGTAGATTCAGATGATAGCCTAATCTGGGATGGATGGACTGTTGTCAATCTAAAGCCTGTAAAAGATGGGCTTATGTCAAAAGATGCACTCAGGATAGATAATTCCTGGTATCTACAAAAGCGTTATGAGCCATCGGAACAGGGTTGGAATCTTCCAGATAGGTTTGTTAGATGATTAAATGGACAAGCATGAATGGAAAGACGAAGCTAACTGCATTGGATATGACACCAATATATTCTTTGACAAGTACGAAGAAGATGTTGCCCTAAGACCAGCAGTTGACAAGTTTTGTTCTGAATGTCCATTAGCAAAGATTTGTTTTGCTGTGGGTATATCCCAAAAAGAATGGGGAGTCTGGGGAGGAATTTATCTAGAGAATGGAAAAATATCTAGAGAGTTTAACAGACATAGAACAAAGCAGGACTGGGCAGAAACATGGCAATATTTAACTATGGATTTGGACGAGAAATAAAATGATGTATACAGATGCAATGAAAAGAGCATTTAGATCTTTGACCCCACCAAAAGGATTCTACGTTGATATTATTGATAGCGAACACTTTTTAACAGTAAGAGCAAATGAAAAAGTTTTTATGGCATTGAGTGGACAAGACAAGATTTATGCGGTAGAATATATGATAAAGGTCAAGAAAGTGCTAGAAGAGAATGGAGCCATTGTGCTTCTAATACGAGAGGGTGGAGTGGAAGAATAATGCTTGAACTAATATCCTTCATCGTAATAATTTCTTTACTAGCAGTATCAGTTCTTGGAGTCCTATATTTGAGAATTCAAAATGTAAGACTATCAAAGACACTGGCACAAACAATTATTGATAAGATTATTGCTCTTGATAGACTAGGTAAAGAACTAGAACTAAAAGATAACAAGAGTCTTGAACAAACAGAAGGCTTTATCAAATTTGTTTCGCAATCACGAGACTATGCATTTGAGTATATTGAAGATGCACAGGAACGTATTGCAAGTTTTGATAAAGAGTTAAATAACATTATCAATCTTGGCGGTAACAAAAAAGAAACCGTCAAACTAATTCTGGCAGCATATCAACCAATAAGGGAACTGCTACCAGAAGAACAAGGAGAAAAATAAAATGAGTAAAACACTAAAGGCACTATTGGCTTCATATGGTCGTAGCGTTCTATCAGCAGCATCTGCACTATACCTTGCAGGTGTAACTGATCCAGTAGACCTAGCATGGTCACTAGTAGCAGCAGTACTTCCTGTACTAATTCGTTACATCAATCCTAATGACCCTGCTTTTGGTCGTACACCAAAGTCTGAGGAAGTTATTGATGCAATCTCTAAGGCTACTCCAAAGAAGGCTCCAGTCAAGAAGCCAGCTGCAAAAAAGTAAATAAGAACAAAAAGATAGCCAGGGATAAAACCCTGGCTTTTCTTTTACTCGTTTATTATTTCTAAATATTTAGTTTTTAATTCATCAACAAAATGTTTTCTGCCAATATCAATTGCCTTTAATTTTTGTTGTTGTTTATCTTTAGAATTAACATAGTTGTCTATGTGCTGTGCAAGTAGTTTTGGATCTGCTTCATAAACAGAAATCATTCCAGCCTTTGTCCTAAAACTTAGATGCACTCTAGACTGAGTTAGCCAGGATTCAGGAAGAATAAAATTGTTAGGTTCAATATTAGTCATAAATACTGGTAGACCACTAACCAAAGCTTCATTCATAGGTAGGCATAAACCAGCATATCTTCTAGGTAATACCATAGCATCAAATCCAACATAAAGGTCTTGATTATTTTTTACATTGCTTTTGTCTATGGTCAATCTTGGATCGTTTGACATTCCCTCAAAATCACTTTGAGTTTTTATTACAAGTTCGTAATCTGCTGTAGAATGCTTTAACATCTTTAAAATAGTTTCTGTTCCATTTCTATCTTGAGCAGCAATCTTTCCAGCAATATGAAGTATTCGTAAATGATCTTTAGATAGATTTTCTTCTCTAGCTTCTTCAAATAAACTAAAGTCTGTAGGTGGTGGTAGATGAACAACCTTACACTGTCTACCAAATAATCTATTTACCATTCCAATGTTCCAAAGACTTGGAGCAAGAAGAACGTCTGGTAGCGGAAGATGTCTCTGAGTTACATTTTCAAATAGTTCAAAGTTATATTGAAGAATAGTCTTAACTTTCTTTTCCTTGGCTTTTGTAATCAGGGTATCGCTGTAAAAGATTTCACAACTCAACACAACATCAACACTATCCAAGAATAAGTCAACTTCCGCATCAGTTGCAAAACCATTAGTAGTCATTACATCATAACCAACATACCATTCTGGATGCTGCTCATTGTTATTAAATGGAGTAGAATCAATAAGCATTATCTTTGATGGCTCTAATAGCTTTACAAGCTCTCTTGTTTGATTTCCTAGACCAGTGTTATCTGATCTTGCAATAATTCCTAGTCTCATACTTCTGTCAGCCCCCAGGCATCATCGTCTGAGGTAAACTTCCTCAAGTTCTTACGACCATCAAGATGCTGAGTAACTCTAATATCTTCTTTACCTTGTGGATTATAAAGCCAAAGCCTATGTTCATCCCATCTTTTTAAAGTCTCGTGACAATCAGAGAAAACCTTTCCATAGAATTTATCTTCAATAAAATAATTGGGTATTGTATTTGGAAGAACCATATGCCTATAATAAGCTACAGTAGACATATGCGGTTGTTGACTCCACTGGAAAGTTTGAATAAAATCTCCCTTTTGCTCTAGCATTAAATACATGTGATCTGGTTCAATAAAAATATTAAAAGAATAAAATCTAATTGTATAAGCTTCTTTTGAATCAAGCATATCAAGCAATACTTGCCAATCAATATCTAAATTATCTTTTAAAGCAACGTCACCCTCAATATAAAACATCAATGGTGTACGAATAAGGTCAATTGTTTCTGCCATCATTGTAGACTGGTGACTATGTTTTTCAAAAATTACTGGTAAAACATTTTTCCATTCATGCAAAGATTTCCACAAGATACGATTCTTGTATTCATCATACTGCTCTTTTCTGTGGGCTTGTTCTTCACGCAAGCCATCAACTTGTAAGATAATTTCATTATCAGGAAAGTACTTTCTAACGCTAGAAATAACCTGATCAATTATTTCTGTACTAGGATGTATAGGACTTACAGACGTAGGCATAACTATTGTTACATCATTAATATTCATTTACTTGCTCCATAATCTTGTTTGCAAAATCTCTTTTATATCTTATCCACCAGGAAACTATTCTGTGTAAGTTTGCTGAGTAATCAGTAAGTAAATCATTAGTTATTGATGGAAGTTCATTCCAGTTAGAAGTGGTCTGTGCTGGAAATTCTTCAGGGAATACGTAATGGAAAAAATCAAATTCTTCACCAATAGCATTCTTAGAATCTGCAATAGGAATTGATAGCATCTCTATTGCCTCATAGAATCTAAATGAATCAATTGTTACATTACCAGCAGGGGCAGGAACAATCCTAGATTGTGCCATATACTTGTAGTAGTCTTTAGGCTCAAAGCCTTGCATAAAGCCTTTTGTGGGGTTATAGAAGGCATTTGGCATTGATTTCATTACTGATGCCAGCTCTTGTCGTCTTTCATGAGTTACCTGACCAGAAAAGAATAGGTCATACTCTTTCTCAGTATATTCAGGAATGACTGACTTCATTGTAAAAGGACATCCAATAGGAAGTTTGTGGTATGGCTCATGCTTTGGGAATGGAGACTGAACCCATACCTCCATATTGTCATGAACTAATAAACCTGGATCAAAGAATCCTGCTTCATCAGAAGTTACAAATAAAATAACTCTTTTTATTTTCGATAGCTCTAAACTAATTTTATTTTCATAGCCCAAGCTATCATAGCCAGGAATGACCACAAAAGCTCTATCCTCTTCTAAAAGAGTTTCTACCTCAAACATTTCAACTTTCTTTAGTTCAAATGTCTCTTTAAGTAATCCAAAATCACCTTTATGATTTGAATAATTCTTACCGTCTGGGGATAGTAAAAATGCTTTTATACTACTCAAGTTATTCATACCTTCCTTTGGTAATTTTACTTACATGATTTTTATCATCTTTATCTGGGCAATACTTTATGTCTACATCTGGAAGATTGAATGGAAGATCGTAACAATCTTCAAATGTTGCTCCACTGCCAGGATAATGACCCCACTTGTTGTAAAAATATTGATGAAGAATATTGTCATTTGATCTAACGCCACCAAGTTTAATGCTATGCCCCATGATTGTGTCAGACACATCAAACTTTATTTTTTCCCACCTGACATGTGGAAATGCTTTTTGAATTCTAATACTATAATCAAGATCGTCATATCCGTAAGGTGTAAAGTTTTCATCCCATCCGCCAACAGCATCAATTATGTCTCTTCTAAATGCCATTAAGTGCCATCCATAGAGTCCATACCCTTCTACAACTTGAACATCAGTTTTGCTTAAATACTCAATAAGGTCTTGTCCACCACTTTGTCCAAATCTAATTGCAGCACTCATTATAATAAGCCAGTCTGCATCATCTTCATAAAGTTTTTTAATACCTAAATTATGACTAGCCATAATGCCAATATTATTTTCTGTATTATCGATCTCTACTATGTTCTCAAGCTTGCAGGTTTGTATACAAGCATCTCTAAACTCTTGAACTTTATATGGTAGAACTACAACATATTTCATATGCCAAGTTCTTTCAGTATTTCTTCCCACCTATGTTTATAGGTATGTTCTTTGACTGCACGTTTATGTCCAGCTAATCTAATAGATTCTCTTAGTTCATCATCAGCAAGATACTTATCAATCTTATCTTTTAAGTCTTGAAGGTTGCCGTGCTCATAAAAAACTATTTCTTTTTCATCTTCAAAATATTGATCCAGACCAACAATCCTGGGGTAAATAGTAAAGCCACCACGACCAGTAGATTCAAAAAGTCTATCACTTGTATAATAAGGATAATCAAAACCTATATTAAGGGTATCTCCAATAGCAATCTTGCTACGAGCATACATTCTATTTAAAGCTTCTCCTCTTAGAGTTCCTGTGTCTCCATCTCCTCCAACATGAACAAAACGATCTTTATAAGTCTCTCTTAGGAAATCAATTAGTTCTGCTCTATATGGATACTCTGGGTGGTATCTCTTGCTTCCAACAAAAATAACATCCTGGTCAAAATTATTTTTATCGTATACCTTGTGAAGATAGCATTCTGGACCAAATACTCCTGCTGTTAAGAAGTGACCTTTAACGTTAGTATTATCATTAAACCAGTCAGCCATTAACTTATCTACTGTAAAGAAATGTCCAATAGTTTTATAAAAGTTGTCATTTTCTAAATCTTTTTCACGATGTAGCCCCATCCACAAGTCTAGGTGGTATGTCATTGTAGGAACTTTTCTTTCAGCAAGAATTTCTAGGACTTCATCCATTTTCATTTTGCCTGGAGTATTCCATCCGTGAGTGTGAATCCATATAAATAAATCTGTTTGACTTGCAATTCTTAAGATTCTTTCAGAGCGAGCCTCTGTTTCTTGCATAGTTATTACCCTATGCCCCATAGATTCTAAAGTTTTTACATGATGTGTTTCGCTTGAGTAGCTTACTCTGAAGTTTCCCAGAAAAGTTATTGTTGCCAATTTGTCTCCAATGTTTGTAATTAATTATACCATATGCTATAATTGGAATACCTGCCCAATTGGGGGGTAAAAAATAACTCGCTTAATAAAAGGAGACGATAGTATGATTACAACATCATATGCATTTGGAAACCTTGCTCAGGAATTTGAGAAGGCATTCAACAAACCAGTAAGTACCACCTACCCACCTTACAATGTCGTCAAAGTAAATGACGAAAAGTTTGTAATGGAATTTGCGGTAGCTGGATTCAAAAAGGACGAGATCAGTATTACTACTGAGAAGAACGTTCTATCCATCAAGGCAGAAAAGCCAGAGACAGATGAAAAGAAATACCTGCATAAAGGTATTGCTGCTCGTAAGTTCTCTCGCTCATTCTCACTACCTGAATTCTTTGAGGTAGAGTCTGCTGGATTTGAAGACGGTATCTTGTATATTGATCTTATTAAAAATATTCCAGAAGAGAAAAAGCCAAAGAATATTACAATTAAGTAGTATAATATAAGTGTCCCCCATACAGGCTCGCTCTTAGGATGGAGTAGTTACCAATTATAAGACCGTGCCATATGCAGGTAGAATCTGTATGGGGGATTTCACCTATCTATGGTATAATTTACATATGGAAAAACTAATCTCACAACTAAGAATGCTTCTTGCAGATAATATTGCACTTAAATTTAAGGCACATGGATATCACTGGAATGTAGAGTCAGACGACTTTAAACAATTCCACGATTTCTTTGGTGAAATTTATGAAAACTATGATGAAGCAACTGATACATATGCAGAATGGTTGCGTATGCTAAAGGCATATGCTCCATATAGACTGGTAGACTTTTTTGATATGTCAACAGTATCAGAACCAATTATTGTGGGAGAACCAGAGCCAATGGTGGCTGACCTATATGAGTCAATTGAAATGCATATTGAGGCACTGGTGTTAGCAAGTGACTTGGCTAATGAAGCAAAACAATACGGACTAGCAAATTTCTTTGCTGACCGTCAAACAGCATCACAGAAGTTATGTTGGCAACTTCGTGCAAGCATGGAAGAGCCAGAAACGGAGATGGAAGACTAATGCCATATTCAGTAGGTGCTCAAGGATCATATGGATGTTCAGGATATCCAGTAGTAAAAGAAGGTGGCGAAGTAATGGGTTGCCACAAAACAGAAGCAGAAGCAATGAATCAAGTTCAAGCTTTGTATGCTTCAGAGGCAGACAAGTCTGATACAAGCGTTAATCCATCATCAACAGCAGATCCACTATATCCAAATGTTGGGGTAAGAACACCAACCTCTATGAGTAATGCTACAAGACAAAGAGGAAAAATGAAAATTCGTAAGCCAAAAAGACGTTCACAGCCTGGTAGTGGCACAAATGCATCTGGTTCTGTTAATAGTGGTGGCACTTCAATTAGTGCTATGTATAAAGGCGAAGGCATTGTTGAAGGTGACTTTGTAAGAGGAATGACAACCGAAGGTATGGTTGTCGGTCTTGTTGAACATGTAATGACTGAGGGTGGAGTATATGGAATAAGAGGCACAGAGTATGCTATCCAATCTACACCAGAAAATCCAGCAATGGCTGTAAGAGTTTTTGAAGAAGATGAAGGTGTATGGGAAGCAACAGCATACTCAATTGGAATGCTAATGTCTGATGCAGAAAAGATTCCAGAACCTGAAATGGAAATTGAAGAAGTAGAAGAAGATGTAGAGAAAGCTGGCTATGCTCCTACAGCTGGAATGAAGACTGCTGCTGCTCGTGCTATCCGATGGAAAGAAGAAGGCAAAGCAACAGGTGCAGGAACTCCAGTTGGCTGGGGTAGAGCAAGAGATATCGTAGCAGGACGCTCAATGTCTCTTAGTGTTGTTAAGCGTATGTACTCATTCTTCTCACGTCACGAAGTAGATAAAAAGGGTAAAGATTTTTATAACACTAGCAATCCTAGTAATGGTCGTATCATGTGGGATGCTTGGGGTGGAGATGCTGGCTTCTCTTGGAGTCGTGGCATTGTAAACAGAGAAACAGATAAGACATTGTTTGCTGATTTTGGAAAAGATTACTCAATGCACGAAACACTTTTTGCTAAGGGCATCAGTGTTGGAGATACAGTTTCATGGTCTTCTTCTGGTGGAACAGCAACAGGAAAAGTTATTAGAATTATCAGAGATGGTAAGTATAAGGTTCCAGGTTCTAGTTTTACAATCACTGGCACAACAGATGATCCAGCGGTTGCAATTAGAATTTATCAAGATGGAAAACCAACAGATACAGTTGTTGGACACAAACTAAGCACATTAAGGAAAAAATAATGCAAGAACTGCTACACTTTACTGCTGACTGGTGTCAGCCATGTAAGAAAATGGCTCCAATGATTGATGAATTTATTTCTAACAATCCAGAAATTATTTATACAAAGATTGATGTTGATACAGACTCAGCATTTGTTGAAGAGTATGAGATCCGTGGTGTTCCAACATTCATTATTAAAAATGATGGAGAGGTTGTGAATCGTCACACAGGCGTAGCAACTGCTGATAAGTTTGCTACACTATTTAATTAATTTTTAATTAACCTTCTATTAACTAAGTTAATTAATTACTACCCTATAATTAATTATGCGATAAATTACGCATAAAACAAGGAGATAAAATGAAAAACAAACTATCATTTGCAGTAGCCGTAGCTTTAGTATCAACACTAATTCTAGGAGTATCAGCAAATGCTGAGACTACTCAAATAACAGGACAAGGATCAAGTTTTGCAGGTAACATTATTACTACCTGTTCAACAACTTATCCAGGTTCATCCGTAGCATATTCTGCTACAGGTTCAGGAACAGGCAGAACAGCTTTTTTAAATAATCTAAATGATTTTGTTGCAAGCGATGTTCCATATGGACAAGCTGATAAGCAACCAGCAGCAGATAGCTTTACATACATTCCAGTAATTGGTGGTGCAGTAGCATTCATTTACAACCTTCCATCAGCATATGGAATTAAAGCTTTGAAGCTTACCTCAAAAGTAGCATCTAATATCTTTAATGGAACTATTACTAAGTGGAATGATGCAAGTATTGTAGCACTTAATCCAACAGCTAAACTACCAGCAAAAGATATCAAGGTATTTTATCGTGGATCTTCTTCTGGTACAACACAAAATGTTGCTAAGTATTTTATTGCTAATGGCAACACTACTTGGACTGACAATGGAGGATATTCAACAGCTATTGGAAAAGAAATTCCAGGAAACTTCAACTCTGCTGGAACATCAGCCTTGTTGGTAGATGGTGTAGATGATACATCGTTCTCAATTGGGTATGTAGATCTATCTGACGCTGTTTCACGACAGGTTTCTTATGCACTTCTTAAGAATCAATATGGTCAGTTTATTAAGCCATCCGTTACCTCAGCATCTTTGTTCTTAAAGGCTCAGACTGTTTCATCAAACGGTATTGTAAACATTAACTTCAAGGCAAAGGTAAAAGGTGGATACAATCTATCAATCATTACCTATGTATTAGCTTATACAGGTCCTGCACAAAAAGATGCTGTAAAGCAATCAAAGGTTAATGGTTTTGTTAAGTATATCCTAAAGTCTTGTGGACTTGCTAAAGGTTCAAAGCTAGGATATGTAGCACTGTCTGGCAAAGTTAAAGACAAGGCTCTTGCATTATCTGATAAAATTAAATAAACAATAAAAAGTTTCCCCTCTCCTAGCATCACTCAACGATATTTCACTGGAGAGGGGATTTTTTATTGACAACATAATGCTATTCCTGTATAATAGATAAGTAACGAACAAAGGGAGAATGTGGCAACTTATACAAGTACTCTGCTTAGAAGCAGGGAAGAAAAAGATATGGTAAAAGAAGAAGTTTACGCAGAACGAGATAGGATTATCTCAATAATTAAAAATGAGATGCATAAGATGCAAACTCCAGAGCTTCAGTGCTACTGTGATCGTTGTCAAGACCTTACAAACCTAATTATAACTATATTAAAGGAGAAACGTTGATTCAACCACTAGAGGATCGTGTGATTCTACAAAAAGAAAAGACTGCTGAAAATGTGTCCAGCTTCGGACTAATACTTACTACGGAGGATGATTCCTCTAAAGCAAAGGTGATAGCAGTAGGACAGGGAAGACTGCTTCCAAATGGAAAACGTGCAGAAATGGATGTTGCAATTGGTGACACTGTTCTGTATAATAAATATGCAATACAAGAAATTGAACATGATGGTGAAGACTATATGATTATCTTTACCAAGGACATCCTTGCCATTCTTGGCGAAGAATAGGAATAACTAATGCACGAAGAAGCATTGCTAGATGTAGTGTTTGGTATTAATCATATGATTGCAGAGTTTTTCTGGAATCTAGTATTTGCAGCTGTCTTATTTGTGTTCTCAAAAGCGAGGGCATTGCGTAAGATTCACAAATACGTTGATGATAAGCATGGTGTAAAGCACCAGGAAAGCGAGTACTAATGAGTACTATTAATGTTTTAGATAAAGGATATGTTCGTCTAGTAGATACACTAGGTAGCGACCTATCAGTAGTAAATGCTGCTCGTGTTTCCTATGATAAAGAGACAGAAGAATTCGGATCAAAAGATGAAAAACTTATTAAGTTCCTTATCCGTGAGGGACATACTAGCCCTTTCCGCCATGCAGCAATCACCTTTGAGGTCTATGCACCTTTATTCGTTGCAAGGCAATGGTGGAAATACGCAGTAGCTTCTACTCATATTGACGATCAGAATGGTTGGAACGAATCTTCTCGCCGTTACATTACAGAGTCTGAGGAGTTCTATATCCCCAGTGCATCGTCTTGGCGTAGTAAGCCTGAGAATAGCAAGCAGGGTAGTGGTGAACCAATTCACTTTAGTCTAGGTAGTCACTACACTAATAAGCTTAATGAGCTTGTAAACCTAAGTACAGAACTTTATCACGAGGCAATGAGCGATAACGTTGCACCAGAGATTGCTCGTCTATTCTTACCAGCATACGGCATGTATGTTCGCTGGCGTTGGACGGTATCTCTACAAGGTGTTATGACATTCCTAGAACAGCGTCTAGAACATGATGCTCAAAAGGAAATACAAGAATATGCTTTTGCTGTTAAGGATTTGACATCACATGCTTTCCCACAAACATTTAAGGCATTTCACGAATGATTATTGGTTTAAGTGGTTATGCTCAAGTAGGCAAAGATACCGTTGCAAACTATCTTGTTGAACATTATGGTTTTGTAAAGGTATCGTTTGCTGATCCTATTAGAGAAGCTTTATATCGTCTCAACCCTAACATTGCTATTGGTGAATTTGCATCTGCAAGTCTTGCTAGTGCAGTTGATCATATGGGATGGGAAGAGGTAAAACGTTCCTCCAGCGAGGCTAGGAGCCTCCTACAGAGGTTTGGCACTGAAGTAGGTCGTGATATGTTCGGTAAAGATTTTTGGGTGAACCAGGCACTGTTAAGGGCTAAAGAACATGAGAATGTAGTATTTGCTGATACTCGTTTTGAGAATGAAGCAGAAGCTATTCAGGCTAATGGTGGTCAAGTATGGCGTATTGAAAAATACGGTCATGGTCCAGTAAATGGACATCCATCTGAAACTGCATTAGATAAGTATGCATTCAATTGGGCTTTTGCTAATTCTGGAAGTAAAGAAGACTTATATCAAATTATTGATGAAATAATGATTGATTAAGGTTTGGGGTGTTAACTCAGCTGGTTAGAGTAGCAGACTCATAATCTGTCAGTCGTGGGTTCAAGTCCCACACACCCCACCACGCTCCTATAGCTCAGTTGGTAGAGCTACGGACTTTTAATCCGCAGGTCGTAGGTTCAAGTCCTACTGGGAGCACTAACCCTTCGTAGCTCAGTGGATAGAGCAAGAGCCTTCTAATCTCTTGGTCGTAGGTTCGATTCCTACCGAGGGGACTCATAAATACTAGGATCAGGAAACATATCCTTTAAAACATCTTCTAGCAACATATCAAATGAATCATCCTCGCTGGATAAAAAGGGGTAGCGTAAGTTTGTATAATCATATGAATAAGATTGTTGATGTTCATTGTTATATACTTTAACATCATTCATTTGCTCTCCACCAATACCGTGAATGTTTCCATATAATGATCTCCACAAATGTGGTAACTTAATTAATTTAATTAGTTTTTCTTTGTTCATAACCATAGGAACATGGAGTTCGTAATCAAGTGGTTCCTCAATCTTGTATTGCCTTCTTAAAAAATGATATGTGTTTTCTAAAAGATCTATATAAGAGTTTTTGCCACCGTGTTGAATTGTTCTTTCATCTATCTTATGTTTTAGAGTTCCATTAATAAAACTATTTAAACTCTCAACTGGCTTAACAATATAAAAATCATCATTCATTAAAATAAAATCATTAGATATTTCTGAGCTTAAACAGGCTTGATAAATATTCATTCTAACAGTTCTATATTTTGTATTTTGCTGTGTCACTTCTAGAAAGTTACCAGAATACCAGCTAGGTTTGCTGCCAACTACCCATAAACTATCATGCGGTAAATTCTTAACTGCTGATCTAATTGAATATCTTAATTCTTCATTTGGTCCAGGTTTGCAAAAATAAACTAAGTCCATTACACTCTTTCTTCTATATCAATTATAGCATTAGTGGTATAATTGTATTGATGGTAAAGTCTAAAAAGCACCGTCAAGAGTGTGCTTTAGTATTAGAACAGATGCACCTTCTCAAGGAGAAGCGTGGATGTTATGACTGCCGAAACAAGTATCCACACTATGTGTTAGAGTTTGACCATAGACCAGGGGAAGTTAAAATAGATAATGTTACTCGTGTTCTAAAGAACTATGGCATAGAAATGGCTTGGAAAGAAGTAGCCAAGTGTGATGTAGTATGTTCGAACTGTCATAAGATTAGAACTTATGCAAGAGAACACAATATTTAATCATCGTCTGCTAGACGCTCATAAGCCCAACCAAGAACAGTTGCTGCAATAATATCATTGGCTTTATCTTTTTCCATAATTAGATTACGAAGCTTTGCAAAGAAAATAATTCTTTGATCATCTAAACCTTGTTGATAAAGTTCAGGAATGTTATCCATTCACTAATTATATCAGTTATTATGAAGCAGAAATGTATGAACCATTGATATAGAATCTACTTGCAGTAGTTAATGTATCTGGAGCACCTTGCTTAAATTGCTGTTCAATAACTGCTTGGTTTGCTGGTCCAGCCTTTAAATAATGTAGATCAAGTGATGTTGAGTTTGGAAGATGATCTGCAACAAGAATGTGGTGTCCTGCAACATCTGGATCTTCTGCTGGATTTACCCAAAGCCAGGAATGGAAGTGGTTTGATGTACCAGCAAGAGGAGCATAAGGAAGTTCAACCTTATATTGACCTGTTCCAAAATTTGTAACGGTAGTTAGATCAACAGCAATCCAGAATGTAACCATTTGTCCAAATTTAGTATAGTATGAGTTATAAGTTGGATAGGTTGTACTAGTTCCAGTAAAAGCTAGTCCTGTAGCTGAAAATGTAGGGGACCATCTTGTTGATGTTGGTAATGCTGGAATATCACCAATAGTAGCAATTGTATTATTTGGATTTGAAGAATCATCTATAAAACTTCCACCAGAACCTGCTAGAGTAATTTTTCCACCAGAGAGTGCTGTAATGCTTATGTCTCCATAAGCAAATAAACTAGATTGAGAAGAAGGAGAGAATCTAGCCATTATTTACCAGTCTCCAGGTGAGCACGAAGAACTGCTACGTATGTGCCATTTTGATCAGTAGTAACATAAAGATCATCCTGACCAGATAGTTCAATAGAGAATGCAGTTCCTGCATCGATGCGGTATCCGAAGTCTTCACTATTTACTCCAGCACCTCCAATATAAATTGGAAAAGAGTTGATATTTTGAATAGTGATATCAAAGCCAGAATCAAGTCCAGCTGTTAGGTTCTGAACATTGCCAGACATTAGGTAGTACAAATTATGTGTAATCATACTTCTATTATACACTAGATGTATAATTAATCATGCAAGTTTTACTAAATACATCAAATACAAAAGCAGTAATGTTTGATAAACAAACTGATATTGTATTTCTATCTTTTACAAGTTTATTAGGTGATGACTTTGATCCAAATGATGACGAACAAACTTTTATGGATTTTAAATCACTTTCATCATCATACACAACAATCTATATTACAGATAAAACAATGTCCTGGGCAAATAATGTTGAGTGGGAATTATTAGCAAAAACTATAAAACCATATATTGACAACAAATATGTAGTTGCTATTGGATTATCTATGGGGGCATTTAATGCAATCATAAGTTCTAATTTTATTAATATAAATAGAGTTGTAGCTTTTAATCCACAATATACAATTAATACCAGGATATTTCCTAAAACAGGATATGCTCAATGGGCAAAGAAAATACGAAGGTGGAGATTTCCAACAGTACTTTATGGATTCAAAAAACATACAGAGTATATAGTGGTTGTTGGAGAGATAGATATTGGAGATACAATGTTCTTACACAAGTTTCCAAAGTCAGTTAATATAGTTAATTTTGGAGAACATTATGGACATAATCTTCCTAAAGATTTAAAAGATAGAGGAGTTCTACAATCTTTTTTAAGTTTAGTTGCAGATCAAGATATATCTGAAATATATAAGTTTAGAGATTTGCACTCTACTTATTAAAGATGTCCCAGGTTTGCCAACTCTTGTCAATCGTGGCTGGATCTTTTGTGGGAATTCCGTATTTGCTATAAGCACGTCTTGCACCAGGATTATCATCAATGGCTAGAGATACCTTTGCATTAAGGCGAGAAGCTACTTCAGACTTGTGCTTGTTGGAGTCCCTAGTTCCATATGGATTCATAATCAAACGGCTGTAGTGGACTCCAGCAGCTTGTAGTGCTGCTACTGTTCTTGCTCTTTGTGATTCTGGTCTACCAGTTACAATAACCTTTTCACCCTTCTGAGCATTAAGCCAATCAATGACATGCCTAATAGGCTGAGTTCCATTTCTTAGCAGGGTATCGTCAATGTCGCAAATAATCATTCGTAATCCTTTAAGTATTCGCAAACACTACAAGTGCCATTGCATTCTTCACAGGTTGATGATTGTTCTTGTTTGCTCATACTATATTATACCACTTATGATATACTTGAATATATGAATTGTTTAACATGTAATAATCCTATGGTAGAGATTTGGTATGGTATTCCCACATGGGGAGAGATTGAGTTATCTAAAATGGAGCGTCTAGTTCTTGGCGGTCCAAAGAAAAAGGAATATACTCACTACTGCTTTACTTGTCAAGAAACATATCCAGAAATAGAAGTGCCCTATCACGATTAGACGTGACAGGGACACTGACATTTAATTTTGTCTGTTGGTGTTTCTACAATACAGTCTTTATGATAACCATCTGAGCACCAACCTAATTTAAATATCTTTGGCTTACTCAATATTATTGCTTGATCTATTTACTCCAGTAATATAGCCATTCTTCCAGGCTTCTACTTCTTCTAGTGTAGGCTCTTTCTCAAGAGTACTAAACCAATTTTCCATATCAATCTTTGCCTTGCGTCTAAAGCTTGCAAGTATACGCTCTTGCTTACGCTTATCAGATCTTCCCATTGATAATATCCTTTACCTCTTGAATGTTTATTGACTTTCTATATTCCCCACCACTGGCAGCAGCTGCACGATTTAAAAGTATTTTGTTTAGCTCAATAACAATATCTCGTGCTAAGTCTTTTCTTCCCAGTTGATAGGATTTGTCTAAATATGCTTTAGCAGTTTGCTCTTCTATTTCCATGTATTAATTATCCCATAAAGTGTAGTCTATGTCAAGTATTGACAACCTATGATTTATAATGTACAATTTACTTATGAATAATTTTGAATCAAAGAATGTGCCAACATCTTATAAGCTGCTAATTGAAGGCAAGGAAGTTTCTGTGCCTGAAGATGAGTTTGCAATAGTAAGAATGTATCTTATTTCTAATCGGATTGAGTTCGAAATTTTAGAGGGCTGAAAGCTCGGCGGTAGGAATACCCATGCTTGACAAGCAAGCAAGTATCAAGTATAATTAATATATAAGGTCCATTAAACAGGAGATGTATGCAAACCTTTCTACCATATGCCAGTTTTACTAAGACTGCAGAAGTTCTAGACAACAAACGACTCAATAAGCAAATACTTGAATGCTACCAAATTCTTAAGGTGCTATCTAGTGACGATCCTCATGCTGGATGGCGTAATCACCCTGCTGTAAAGATGTGGCGTGGTTTTGAGATGGGTCTATATCAGTATGCTATGGTTATGGTAGCAGAGGCTAACAGACGTGGCATCAAGACAGAGAACAATGTTCGTAATCTAGAAGAACTTAATGACAGAGCCTACATGGATTGGGGCTATGGTCTTCCTTTCTGGATGGACGACAAGAAGATTATGGCTAAGGTAACTACTACCCACAAAGCTAACCTATATCGTAAAGATAGCATTTATTATGCTGACTTCGTAAAGGCGGTAGTATCTAAGAACAACGAGCCTTGTTGCGAACGTTGTCAATACTACTGGGTAACACACAATACTAAGGAGACTGTATGAAAAGCAGTGAACGTATGAATGACTATACATATAGATTTAACGAATATACAATATCTATTGTTCTTAGTGACTATAGTCTTGTAAATGCCGAGGCAGTTGAGAGCAATCCATATATTCTAGAGTTTGCTAAGGATAATTTTTTAAAGCGACTACAGTCTCATGTAGCTAATATGACTACTGACGACCTTTATGTAACTGCCCCACTTACTTATGGAGATGAAATAAATGATTAGTTATAGCAAGGCTGAAGCAGTTGGTAAGATTGTTATTGATTTTATTAATGCAGGGTATCAGGTAAAGTTTGATGCCCCTGCTATTGGCAAAAGTGATGGACACTTTATACATTTTAGTGCTATCGATGAACTAAACAATACTAAGAATTTTGATATTTACGATTATATAAAGAAGGATTAAAATGACTATTTATTATATAAAGCAAGACAATACCATATGGGGTTGTGGAGAACCAGGATGTTGCGGTGAATGGCAAGAAGAGATCGATGAATCATTTGTAGAATGTACCTGCTCTGATATCAAATATGATATGAATGAACATCTACAATCATGTGCTGGTGGCGGACCTGTTTTAAAATGGCGTGAAGCAAAACGTCTTGAGGCTTTAGCTTTTAACCGTGGTAAAGATGATGGTTCATCTGAGGGATGGTTCAATGGTATTCAGTATCAGAAAAGGCAGGGAGAGAACAAGTGAGCGATTACATTCCTAGAACTGCTGATGTTCGTGACGCTTATAGCAGTGAGAGCAGTGATGGCACTTATGCAAACCGAATGTTTGACGCTTGGTTGGCACGATACAAAGCCAAGGTTGTTGCCAAGACTGAGGAACGCATTATCAAACTGCTAGAAACGCATGTTCACGATGAAACTTGCTCAGAGGCTGATAGTTCTCGTGCATACCAAGCAGGGTTTGAACACGGCATCGCTCTTATCAAAGGAGAGAACAAGTGAGTGAACCTTGTGTGCTATGTGCAGATTACGAAGAAGGCGGAATGCTTGCAGAGCGTGAACGCATTATCAAACTGCTAGAAAAGCAATACGATAACAAAGATGAAAACGGCAAGTCTATTTATCAACGCCACATGCCTGAGTGTTGTAACTGCGATGTTATCGCTCTTATCAAAGGAGGGAACGAGTGAGCGACTACCGCAGACTACGAGTTGCTGTTCCGCCAAAGCAACAGGGGATAGGTATTGCTAGCGACCTAGCAACTTCACCGATTGAATTTGAAGTAATTGAGTTTGAGCATTGGGATGGCGTGTGGCGTTGTGTTGAGTGCCAAGAGCCGTATGGCTATACCGAACCCACTGACCCACAAAACTTGCTCTTGCTACATCTAGACAACCACCGAGCCAATCAAAAAGAAAAGGCAGACCAGAAGAAGATTCTTGCCATTCTGAACGAGGCTTACCGCCAAATCGCTCTTATCAAAGGAGAGCAATGAAGATATTTAAATGGCGATTACGTCTAATCCAAAAGGGATATGACTTAGGATGGAAGCATGGATACGAAGCTGGTATGAGCGAACATCACAAACAGATTGTGGATCTGCTCAACAAAAACATTGAAGATATTGACTGGGGTAAAGAAGAACCATTCAAGCTAAGAGAAGTAGTCCCATTGGTAAAACAATATAAAGCGGAGCTTGACCAAATAGGATGGAACAAATGATAATCTGTAATGGTAATGACTCCACTTGGTTTATCGTAATAATGTCTATATGGGCAGTTATAGGAATATCACTAACATTTTTTAGGAAGTAATGGAAGAACCAGAAGAGCAACATCCACCAGAGAGATTCAGAGATAAGGCACAAGGAGAATAATGAATATTGAAGTAAACATAGATGATCTTGATAACGATGCATATTTTCGGGGCATTGAGGCAGGAAAGCAAATGGAACGTGAACGTAATAAAGATATTTTACAAGAATTAGAAGTATTGTCTGAAATCATTATTAAGCATGAAGATAGAATTGATGAATTAGAGATGATTGTAAAGCGATGGACCGAACATCAATCATTTCCACCAAAGATTGTGATTACACCAGCAACTAATGGACCAGATATGCGTAAGGTTTTTCCTTGGACAGGAATTTATAACTAATGGCTAATCCAGATTATGTGCCAGAAACCAAAGTAGTACTGGCTAGTTATATCCATAGTAATTTTATTACTCGTATGGGATTTGATAACACTAGTGATATCTATGCAGCAGAATTTGATCGTTGGCTAAATAAACTTAAAGCTGATATTTGGGCAGAAGGATTTGATGCTGGAGAGCGTGATGTTTGGGAACACCAACATGGTGAAGCAGATGAAAATTGGGATAAGGATTGTATTCCTAATCCATATAAGGAGAAACAATGAGTTACCATATAGTCTATGATCCAGTTACAGGAAAAATTATTGAGCAATATGAACAGGATGAAGTGAAAGAGCTAGATCAGTCACAAACTTTATATGAATTGGGTATTATTCACGAACGTGAACGCATACTTAAACTTTGGAATGATTGGTGCGATTATTATGCTACTGTAACCATTGAAGAATTGTCTAAATCGGTTGCTGATGGAGAATGGAATTCAGAAACTTCCAGAGAGTATTTTATTAACCTTGTCAATAATAAAGTATTTATAACATCTGCTCAAACTGAGCAACTAGCAAATGACCTATTTGAGGAATAATAATGACTCCACTAGAAGAAGAAATAGTTAAACTAACAAATATCTGGATGCGTTTTGTAGGACAAGATCATCACAAGGATAGAGATGTGCACTGGTATGTCCAACAATATTTTTCTTATGGAGAAGCACCTTATTTCCAGGCATGGCATCATGGGTATATTGCTAATGATTTCGAGGGTACAAAGTGTACAACTCTTGAAGAAGCACAAGAAGAACTAAGAGATACACTCCTAGTAGAAATACACAAGGCTAAGATATGGGTTGGTCGTAATCTAGAAGAAATTAAAAAGCTAGAAGAAAGTGATAGTCAAGAACCTTTCTTTGGCAGCTCAGAAGAATATAAAAGAATGCTTTGGGCTTTGAATGGAGAGTTTGAAAAACTTTCGGGGAATTTAAATGAAGCTTTGTAATCCCTAGTATAAACAACTAATAGAAAGAATACCTATGTCAATAGATGATTTTAAATATATCCTATTTCCAGATAGGAAGTATGTCATTGGTGTTAATATAGAGGTTAGTGGACAAGACCTGATAACAGCTTATCTGGCATATACGAAAGACTAAATACCCTGGACTTATCCACAAGTTATACACAGGTTTATTCACAGATAGATCTTACTGATAATAGTTTTTAATAAGGATAAGAGAGATTTGAGATGTTTATATGTGTAATAATACACCATATCATAACCCATTCGTAATGTCAAGCATTTTATTCCCATCTTAACCAAATTGTTATCATATATTTTTATGCACAAAATCCCTGATTTATCCACATATTTCTATATTTATTGAGAATAATTATCAATAATAATATAAAAACATATAGAAACTATAACAAAAACCCCATTTTCCTTATAAAAAGAATAGTTCTTTATAACCCTATAGTGTATTTGCTTATAGTTATACTAGGAACTAAGAATAATACCATATCAAAAACCAGGGAAAAATAAAGCTCTATCGTAATGTATTATTACCATAGGTATTTTATATACTAGGGAGATTTGATACTACTTCGTAATACCCCTTCATAAAATCGGGGTATAGATAATCATTCATCGTAATATCCCTAGTATAAGATACAATAGTTACATAGGGAGATATACTACTTCTTGGGGATATATTTGTTATATCGTAATACCTGGCAAAATAAACAAGGATCGTAATCTATTTAAATGAATAAACTTTCTGGGAAATTTTGATCGCTATCGTAATAATGTTTAATAGGATTTGCTACAGGTGGGTCGGGCACTGCCCCCCTCCGCAATGGAGGGAGACAGTTATCCTATTATGCTTCTTCTGCTGTTCCTAGTATCTCATCAAGATTATCAAATCCTGTATCAGTAACTTCAAGACCAGCGAGTAGCAACTCAAAAGTTTCCTCAATAAAACTTTCTGCTATTGGAGTTGGCTCTACAATCTTATTATCAAGGGCATAGGCTAGTGGCAATCCCAAATCATTGTATTCTAGGAAATCAGCAAACTCTTCGTCATTACGATAGTTTAGCCAAAGGTCAGCAAGAATACTTACCTTATTAGAAAAGGGGGTGGTGGTTGGCTCTGTCATTCATTACTTCTTTCTCGTATTCTGCTGAACTAATAACAATGTCTAAACGGCGATAACTTACATTTGGTAATGACCTTGCTAAGTATCGCCCTACTAAGTCAAGGTCTATTGTTACATTGGATAAAAGGTCTGATAACTTCTTGGCAATCTTTTCTTCTTCCGTTATTCTATGTCGCATTGGTTACTCCTATTCAGTTGTATGTCTATTCTAGCATTACCCTCCGACAAATACAACCCCTAGAACAAAGTATTTATCCAACGGTAGTCGTCTATATCTTCTGGGACCGAATCAACATGCGGTAGTGAATCAAGAAGAGCTTTTACCCTATCAGGAATAGTCTTAGCAATGTTACGGAATGAGTCCAGGGTTATAAAGAAATCATCTCCCCATTCCTTTTCAGGAAAGTCTGGTGCAAGCATCCTAGTCTCTGCTAGGGTTAGAGTAAAAGATTCAAGATAGGACCTTGTTGATACCCATTCTCCGTCTACCCTATACACTGAAGGCTGGATAGTAAAGACATCTGCCCATTCATTCTCACCAGTCTCTTCATTAGTGCCTAGGTCCCTATAGAAAACGTTGAGGTCATACTCTTTTTCAATCTGATCGGTTTTAGTTGTCATACCACTTCTCTCCTTCGTGTTCTTCACATTCACAACAGTTTACGCAATACCCCTCATCATAGGGGCAAGCAAATGTATCCATAATCCATTCGCCCTCATGGGTATACTCTTTACCACAATCAAGACAAATAATATTATTTAGTATGTCAGCCAACAATCTTTGCGTCCTCTCCATAAAATGCTTTTAGGTCTTCTACAGTGTCAATGGGGATATGGATATAGCCCTCACGCTCTTCACACTCATTACAGTATACAGGGTTGTCCCAGTCAAAGTCAAGAGTTTCTAGGCAATCACATTGACGCTCTGCCCAAGTAGGGACTTCAATGTCTTCTTCCCAAGGAACATTGGTAATATAGTAATGAATACGATTGACATAGTGATAACCAGAAACAATGTAACTTCCCTCATCACCGTCTACTTCAGTCCAAATGTTATGCTCATCCTGTAGTTTGACATACTCCTTTTCGTCACCGTATGTTTCGTAGGGTAGTTCAAGACCATTACTTTGATTCCTAAGATAATTAGGCATAGGCTGAAACTTCTCAACCCAAGCGTCATAAGTATAAATAGTCATTAGTTATTTTCCAATCCTGCTACACCATAGGGGTCAATGTGTTCTTGTAACTTATTATAAATAGCGTTGATAAAGATGTCATTATCTCTATAAGTTATTTCGGCAAGGTAGCCATTCAAAACTTCTAACTCAATTTCTGTTAGTTCAATAGTATAAGTATTCATTATCCCTCGCTAACTTCAACATAACAATCACTAATGATACTATCGGCAATATCTTCTACATCATAGTCCTCACCAAAATCGGCATAGAACTCAATGTAGTGACCAGTTGGTGAATGAACAATAGTTATCTTCTTTTCCATCATTACTCCTAAAAGTGGAAATCAACAGGGACAAGATACCAGTCTACACCCTCAGTGGGTAGTTTGTCAAGCATATGCTTAGTATTGGTAGAAGAATGTTCAGCGTCAAAATACTTTGAATTGAAATCCCAGTTACCCTGTAGCATATCAATTGCTTTACTCAGGGGGTATAGGTCAAAAGAATAATCAATATTTCCAGTATATATATCTAACTTATCTTTGATAGAATCAAAATCAATACGACTAACATAATTCTTGAACTCATTTAGTCTAGACTCAATACACGAATCAATTTTCGCAGCAAATATTTCAGGGTCTTTAGCATAAGAGATAATCATATTAGAAGAAGAACTATAAGGGTCTTGCTCTGGGTTCCAACGACCGCCACCGATAACAAACCAATCATACCAAGATGAACCTGGGTTTAGTTCGTTATTTAGAAAACTCTCAACATACTCCATTGCTTCCTGCTCTGGGTCGTCTAGTCCGTCTTCTACCTTTATAGCAATCCATTGTAAAGTGTGCATTTGATTTCCTTTCGATGTTTCAAGTATACTGCCTACCACCGACATTCGTAAAACCTGGGAAAAAGCTGATCTATCGTAATTCTTTATTTGTGACTAATTATATTATGTAAGATAGGTCGGGCTTTCCCTACTCCTCCATTCTTTTCAAACTTGCTTTCAAAATCCCTAGCACGATTCTTGACGGTATCAAAGGCAAATCCTCATTCTTCAAAAACCCATCAATCATTCCATCAACTAGACTAATAGCATTGTCATAGCCCATAGTGTAGGACTTCAATTCATCATTGGTCATTTCTTTGCTCCCAAGCAACCCATACAGAAAAACTTTAGTAATGCGTCAGCAGGGTTAGTGCTGGTAGTCTCACATTTGTCACACTTGTAAATAGTTTCTTTATTCATTATCTTCCACCTCAAAATCCCATTGTGCGTTAGTTTCAAAATCTTCAAAGTCCTCAGCAATAAAGTCGTTTATCAACTCCAGAGCCTTTTCTCTACTCTCTGCCTCAACAGGGACTTCATAGTATTTCATTAGTTTTGCTTGAACAAGATACTTATTCATCTTCTAGTTCCATTCCTGCTACTTCATACTCTTCCCAGAGATTTACGATTACTTCATTATCAATCTTTTCCAACTCACCCATCAGTGACCAGAACAGGGTTTGCCAGTTAGTATCATTCATCTTCTTCATCTTCCTCTAGGGCTTCAACCTCAATAGAATCAACTTCAGCAGTGTATGGATAGTTTTCATAGAGCCAGCCCATTTCCTCTGCTTCGGCTTCGCTGTCTGCCTCAACTTCAAAATAGTATTCAACAGTGGTAGTAATAAAATACTTACTCATTGACCATAACCTTTCTTAGTTCATCATCACTTAGTCTATTTATTGTATCAAGACCCTCCGACATTATCAGGTCCAAAAGCCTACGGTATTCTTCAATCATTACTAACCGTGCTTTCTATAATAAGCATCGCAGGAAGACTTCTTGTGACCAATCTTTTTGGCGGAAGACTTCCAAACCCTTCCACATTCACGACAAGCATAAATGTCATACTCTTCACCCTTGTGCTTACGCACCTCAACATTTCGTTCCATTAGTCCTCCTCTGAGTAGTAAAGTTCTAGTGGCACACCAATCATTCCTGCTACTGATTGATAAGCAGAAATAAGACCACTAAGATAATCGTGGAAACCATCCAAATCATTTTCATCATAACCTTTCAACTCTTCTTGATAGCCAGTGATTCTATCAACCAAGGCGGTAGCAAGAGATGTCATTGATACATAATCAGCATTAGGGTCAAGATTCATTAGTTAGACTCTCCAAAGTATTCTATCCATAGGTCAGTATCCATAATGCCCTCACCATAAACCTCTTCAAGAGATTCTAGAGCATACTTGACACCATCAGTAAACGCTTCACCAATGGCTTCTTCATAAGTCTTTGACATTGCTTTCCTTTCGTTGATGTATTTAGTTTACACCCTACCACCGACATTTACAAGGAAAACCTGGGAAAAAATAGATCTATCATAATAGTTGTAAGTAGTTTAAATATACTATTTTGCTACAGCTGCCCGACCTGCCCCTGCCCCATATTCCGTTATTGGAATACAGGGCAAGGACTAATGGCTTACGCCATTGCCACTTGCTGAACAATCTTTAGCAGACGGTTCTTCTCAGCGTTTACCATTGGGTCAAAGCCTGAAGCCGAAGCCAAGATAGACTCGTTGCTTCCGCCTCGTGAGTTACGATACCAGTCCAAACGCTCAGTTAGACCATTCAACGCACCCCAAGCAGTGCCAGCAATCATGCCATTCTGCTGTCCATTGTAAATGCTGTGAATCAAGTCAATCTTGCCGTCATGCTTTTTGAATGAACCCTTAGCGTCTTTTTCTGGGGCAGGATAAGCAAGGTTGATGATTTCCTCAAACTGCTTTTGAGTAATAGTCTTTTCAATCATAGCCTTTGCCATAAGGTCAAACTCATCCATGTAAGCATTAGCCAATCCAAGAGCCTCACGAGCAACCGAAATCTTGCCCTCAGCAGTCTGAGTGTGGCGAATCTTGAAAGACTGCTTCGGTGCTTTGCCCTTACCCTTTAGAGCAGACAGAGCCAAGTTTAGGGTATTGGCACAGACAACACGAACAGGGGTAATGCTTGCCTGAATAGCAACAGAACCGTCATGGCTAGTATTGATTAGCAAATAAGTCTTTACCTTATCAGACACGCCATTAGGGTCAAGGATAGTTTCACGCTCTAGTGCTAGGCTACCAAATACTTGTCTACCACCCTTGATAGAGCCAGCAGTTTCCCAACGACCGCCGCCGTCTAGGATGTTGTCACCAAAGGCGAACAAGTCCTCATTTTGTAGAACCTTGTAACGCTCACCAACAACGCCTAGGACATCATTCTGGGTAGCGTCAAAAGGATTAGTGCGAGTAACAAAAGAATAAGTCTTGTCAGAAGCAAAAGTTTCTGGAATGGCAACATCTTCCAAGCGAACATTCCACTTGTCAAGGTGTGCTAACTCTAGCATTTTAGCGGTAGTTACTTCCTCAGTGAATACAGTGCCAAGACCATGCCAAGCAGGTTCACGCAAAGAAGCAAAAGTTGCTTCGCCAGTAGTTTGGTTGATTTCTAGTTCGTGAGCCATGATACCCAACTTTCTTATTAGTGATTTATTTGATAAGATAAGTATACAGTCTACCACCGACATTTGTCAAGTTATTTAGTCTAGAATCTGGAGAATTTTTGACTAATCGTAAAGAGATCCCCTAGAAAGCTCGCAGACCGCCCGACCCCTGAAAGGGAGCCTTTTCACGTCATGCTCAGGACGTATGCAGACTTGCTGCATGTTTTCATAGCCCCCTATGAAACTTCAGTAACAGAATAGATTTCCTCAACCCAACCATCTTGGATATATTCGTAGCCACTAACCGAAATATCAAGGTCACTCTCAAGTTCACTGGACATATCATCAATGGTCTTTCCAAACGGAATAGTAACATTAGTACGAATAATAATACTGAAATCAACAATAGCCTCAGTATTCAAATCAATGTCAAGGTTGTTAGCAATAGTAACGATAGTGTCATTATCAGTATCAGCAAACTCAGCAGTCTCAACAAGAACATTCTTTACTCGCTCAATGTAGTCAGTATAGCGTCTGTTAGCATTGCTAACCAACTCTGACTTTGCGGAAAGTTCTACTCGCTTGACTTGTAGTTCATCGTTCAATGACTCAATGGTTAGTTCAAGTTCAGCAATCTTATTCTTGAACTGCTGTAGGACAGGATGCTGGCTCTCTGCCAGAGCCTGATTGATAACATCGTTGTTTGGTCTAGTAAATACTACTTCATCCATTTGGGGCTTCTTTCTCTTGATTAGTTCTATTATAAATGGGACCACCGACATTTAGAATCCGAAGATAGAATCCAAGTCGTGAGTATGGATAGATTTAGTTGTATCGGTTTTTCCACATTTGGGGCAGGGTGGTGAAACTTCTCCTGGTTTTAGGGCAAACACAATCTTAGCGTGTTCTAATAGTCTTTGTTCCATAGTCATTAGCCGTCCCATTCGGAAGTGTCTTGTCCGTTCAATACGGCTAGGGCATAGGGATACTTGCTGTTATCTCCAAGGGAATCAAGAATGTCAATCTGTTCCTCAGTAAAACTACTAAAGTTAGTAATGATAATGTCACTACCACCATAAGAACCGTCTTCGGTAATCCATAGAACGCCACTTAGTTGGTCATACGCCATTAGTTTCCTCTTTCTTTGTTATTACTATTGTAGGGCATACCACCGACATTCTGGAAAAAGTTTATGAGTTTTATAATGTCTATCGTAAACGGATCCTGGGGCAGGTGTAGTGCCCGACCCCAGCCAGAAGAAAACCCCCATCTCGTCAGACAGGGGTTCTTGATAGTTTTATTATCAACTAACAACTTCATCACCAGACTTTGGTGCTTGTGAGCAGTTTAGAACCCATACTCAGGGGTTTAGGCGTGAGCCTATGGTTTATAGCAAGTCCATTACTGAACTGTAAGTGGAAGCGTTGATTTCTTCCTGCTGAGTCATTTTGAGAACAGCAAGGTTCTTCTTGAGCAAGTCAAGACGGTTAGCGTGTTCACGACCAAGCCAAACCTTGTCGTTTGGGTTCTCTGGCTTTACAGGCTCTTCTGGCAGGGTAATCAAAGACTTGTCAATGGTTAGTTGGACATCACCACGATACGAAGTGCCAACAGACAAAGCATCATTGTCATTTAGCAAAGCAGGGTCAGAGTTGATAGCATCAACAGCAATACGAAGAATGTTCTCCTTGTAAGCCTTGTATGCTTCCTTGTATGTCTTTAGGTCAGCAGGGTATGAAGCAATCTTTACCTCAATCTCAGCAATCTTACCCTCAATAAGAGCAATAACGCTTGCGGTTGGAACTTTTACGGATAGAGAACGAGCCATTTTATTTTCCTTTGTTTGGATTATACATTTATTATACAGGGGGCTACCGACATTTATACTCCGAAGAGTGAGCAGTTATTTTTGCTAGTCATACTCAGGACTACCCCATAAAGGGACTTACTTGACGGTTGTCCAGCGGTCAGAACCGTTCACCGAAAGGCGGACACGATACGAGCCAGACTTGTTAGCGATTACTTCCTGAACCGTTCCAACAACGCCAGACTTCTGAGTTGCGAACTGTGAGCCAACAGTAGGGATTGAAATAGCCATTATTGCTTCCTTTGTTTGTATTTTTAGTATCAACTTTTGCTGATACTCTATTATAGCATTAGGGTCAGACATTTGTCAAGTCCATTTGGAAACTTTTTTATTTTTTATTTTCTGCTCTTTTGCTATGTTTCTATTATAGAGCATACCTCCGACATTTACAAGGGTTTCAGGAAAAAAGATCCAGGGTTTTTAATGTCTATCGTAAATAAGCTGGGAGGGAGAGGAGCCGCCCGACCCCCTTTCGGGGTAGCCTACTTTTTACTAGCACTAAATAGAATGTCATTGCGATTGAATACACACTGAGAACATAGGACACAAGCAGAACCAGATTGGCTAATCATCTTTATCTTTTTGTTGTTTTCGGGGCAGGGAATAGCAGACTTAGACTGTAACTTTTCAAAGTCAGCCTTGCCAGTAGCAAAGTCCTTAGCAAGATAGGCTAACTTCACGCCATACTCTTGTTTTAGACTGATAGCCAAATCCTTGTTGGCTTCATCGGCACTAAAGTATAGGCTAAGGTTATCCATACCGATAAGGATAGGGACAGCAAAGTCTGAGCGAGTGTATGCCCAAAACTGAACCTTTGGGAACATACGAATAACCTTTTTCCACGCTAGAGTGTATTCCTCACTAAAGAAGTCACCGTCCCAGTGAATACGGAACAACTTTTCTGCCCCACGCTTTTCACATTCTTTTTCAAAACTTTCAATCATTTCTGATAACAAGTAAACCATTTCCAAAGCATTAGAACAAGCCTGTAGTTGCTCCCAGTTGGATAGCAGAACAGTCTTTACGCCCTTGAATACCTTTTCAAGTTTGCCAGCGTAGCAAATAGTTTCACACACGCTAGTAGCCCCAGGACAAGAGAACGCTTTACCACTAGGCAAGCCAAAAGTGTTAGCCATACTTGCCTGATTACCACCAGCGTTTACTTGATTAGCAACTTTGCGGTCTTTTGAACGAATAAGCATTTTAGTCCTTTTGTTTGATAAGTCTATTTTACACCCTACCACCGACATTCTTAAAGGTTATCGTAAATAGATTCGGATCCCCAACAGCTGCCCGACCCCCAGGGGCAGAGCCTAAGCCCTACTCCCAATGCTGTGTTACAAAATCCCTAAACGAATAAGTTATGTCACCAAACTCAACGGTATTGGTTTCAAAGTCAATCACCATTGGCTCATACGATTCTTCAAACTCATTCTTAGCACTAATGCCAAATCCAGTTTCCTCATACCAACTATCTCCAATAATACTACTAATGAAGATACGCATTCCATAGGTTGTATCATTCCAGCGTGGCTCTGCTTTGAATAGAGCAGTTACAGCGTCTTCCAACTTCCTATCTCCACCCCAATGTGAATAAAGAAAAATACTTCCGCTACGGTCTTTGACTTCAAATACTGTTCTTGCTCCCATTTAGTCCTGCTTTCTTTGTTACTACTATTATAGACTGACCCACCGACATTTACACGTCTTTGCTAAAGAACGCAACATCGTTTTCGTCATTTGGCTCAGTGATTATTTCAACACAGATTCCGACAGGCGATTCGCAATCTTCATTTTCACAATGCAAACGGTAGTCAGCAACCAATCCAGTACTGTAGTCAGTATACTTAGCAATAACAACTTTGTGTCCAAAGTGCTCTGCAAGTGACTCTAGGAAATAAGTATCTCCTGATTTTACTTTACTCATTATTCTGTCCTTTGTTTGATAATACTATTATAAACTGAACCACCGACATTTAGAGAAATTCAAAAGGGTCACGGTCTTGGAATATGTCTTCAAAATCAGAAAAGGAATATAGCTCTGGGTTAGCGTTAAATTCTTCTAGGGCTTGTTTGATTTCTTCTGCTTGTTCATCGATTTTATTCATATTTATATTATAAGTGATACCACCGACATTTAGGAATGGGGAAAGCTTTATCGTAACGTAAAGTTGGATCCTGGAGCAGCTAGGGGGGTCGGGCGATCGCCCTGCCCCTATCCCATAGCCATAAATAAACTAACTAAGAATGCTGAGATAGCGATTATCACAAAAACAAACGGTATACCAGACATTAGAGCAATCATTGCCAGAGTAAAAAGAATACCAACGCTAACAGCACGACCAATAAAATCAATCACTTATCCAACTCTCTTTTTATCTTTTCCATAGCACCAACGATAAGACCAATGCCCATTACTGCCATAGCCAACGGTATTAGAATAACTATACCAATAAGAATAATCTCCATTAGAGAATACAACCCCAATCTCCAGCATCACGAAATGCTCGCTCAATGTCCATCTCAGCCATCTCGCCCTTGTAGTATTTTGTCTTGCCGTTTAGTTTGACTTTGTAGTAGCCAAAAATGTTTAGGGCAGACCATACCGTTCCAATGTCGCTAGAGTAAGACTCACTCCACTCGCTAACATCAGAAACCTTTGTTTGTCTTGTAACATAACCTAAGTGGCTCATAGACTTTCCTCCTCATACTGGCACTGGCAGGGAATAACACGAATAGAGTTATCCATTCTCGCCTCAACGAAAGCATAACCCTTACACACAGAACAAAAATACTCTTGAATCATTAGTTGCCTTTCTTGTTACTTACACTATACACTAGACCACCGACAATTACAGTTTCAAAACTATACAAGTCTTCATCGTGGCTTGGGCAGATAGCAAAATAGCCTTTAGAAACATTCTCATAGACTACTGGCGTTTCGCAACGCTTACATACTCTTGTCATTAGTAACTTTCTTGAATGGCTTTACGGTTATTGGTTGCTCTTGTTCCCTTGCGGTTATCAGGGATAACAACGGTATGCTTTGCTTTTAGCATAGTCTGGAATAACGCTTGGGCTTCTGCCTTGCGTCTTGCTTCGTTTGCCTTGTGTAGTGGCTTAGTTCTTTTCTTCATAGTTTTATTATACACCACCCTACCGACATTCTGGGAAATGGGGATCTTTCACTTAATCGTAAATTGATCTTGGATCAGCGAAGCTGCCCGCCCCCCGAAGGGTCTAGAACGGTGGTTTCAGTTCTTCGACCCAACGGCGGTATTGGTCTAGCATATATGCCTGATATAGAATGTATCCAGCCAAAGCAACATAACCAATAGCAACAATAAACCAAATCATTTTCTGTTCCTTTTCTTCTACTGTCTTACTAAAATAATAATAACCACTGCCATAGCAAGAATAAAAATCCAAGTCATTTTATTCACCCCAGCAAGCGTTATCAAAACGGTCTGAGTCAAAACGCTCATTATCGTTTTCAAACATTTCAGCAAAGTCTGCCACTAGCAAACCAAAAATGTCTTCGCCCTCTTGACCAAGTGAAACGATACTTTCACGAACATCAGAGAGAATCTTAGCAGTCTGAACATAGTCCTTGCGTGTCATCATTAGTTGTCCACCTCTTGTTTTGAAAGATAGGTTAGTAGAGTGTTTAGGTCTTCGTCAGTTGCTCTTGAGGACAAGAAGCCCCAAGCCCAAGCATAGGCTTCACCGCTAGAGTAACCCCTTTCCTTTAGGGTTTCGATTATTTCGTTTTGCTTTCGCATAGTTTTCCTTTCGTTGATAGTTCTATTATAGGGGATACCACCGACATTTACTAAAGCTTAGTAGAACCCTTAGCCTTAGCCATTGAGATTAGCCATTCAAGTTCATTCTGAAACTGTGGAGTGATGTCATAGTCGCAACGCTCTGCAATAGCGATGTATTCGCTAATGGTCTTTTCGATGACGGTAAGGGGCTTAGTAGCGATGTCGATAACTGAGAAGTTCATTAGTATTACCTTTCTTTGTAACTACTATTATTTTAGCAGACACCACCGACATTTTGGGGAAAAGATCAGGACATTTTTAATACGTTACGTAAATGTTATATGGATCACGATCGCAGCCCGACCCCTGGTTGGGGCGTGTCACCCTACCAGTCCTCACCACCATAGTATCCATAGTCCTCGTCAGTGCCAAAGCCAGCACTGGCTAGAGCGTCACCATCCATCCAATCCCCATCATCCTCAAAAGAGTCCTGACGGTTGAAATCGGCACAGCCGTCCCAGTCGTGTCCGCAAGCTGGGTAGTCTTCGCATCGCTTCATAGCGTGTCCTTTCGTTGATAAAATAAGTATACATTGAGCCACAGACATTTACTGTTTGCGTTGCTCGTCATAGGTATAAATGATGTGGCAGTTGGCACAGAGAATACGGCACTTAGCCATTTCAGCAAGAATGAGAGCTTGAGAGTATGAAGCCATGTGGCTAGGGTGAACCAACTTGCCATTCTTGTTGCGGAACTTGGTTTCAGGGTCAATGTGGTCAAACTGAAGTGCCAAAGGTGAAGCGTTGTAGCCACAAATCTCGCAACCCCTGTCAGTCTTATACTTGTTCATTAGGATACGGTTTGCGGTATAGCGGTCAATCTTTTTGATAGCCATTAGTTTGCCTTTCGTTGATAAGACAAGTATACATTACACCTATGACATTTACAAATTTGGGGAAAACTGGAGATCTATTTTAATATCGTAAATGAATTTGACAAAAGCTTGATCCTGTGCCCGACCACGCTGTCGGGCGTGTCGCAACTACTTTCTAAATATTTTTGCGTCAGGGTATTCTAGACGAAACATAGCCAAATCATAGGCGTGAATAGCCGAAACAACTTTAGAACCATTTAGAGTGTATTCCATTAGAGTGAACATAGTGTTCCTTTCTTTAGGGGACTTATTTGCTTAGGCTCACCATTTCTGGATTATTTGCTAAGGCTCATTCCCATTTGTTTACTTATTTAGTTTATCAGTGACTACCGACATTTACGGCAGAGGGATTGCCCTGTGTCGCAGAATGGTTTCTGCTTGTTCTGGCGTTATGTAGGCAGACAAGATACCATACATCTTTGCGTATCGCATAGCCAGAGATTCCTCTGGATTCTCGATTTCCAAAGACTTCTCAACAAGTTGAATCATTTCGCTTACTAGCATTTATTTCTCATTTCTTTTTAGTAGTTTTAGTTTATCAGTGACTACCGACATTTATCGGTTAGGGCAACTGACAAAGTGGGCTTCAAAGTTGAACATTAGGGCAGACTTGTTTTTACCAACAATAACCTTTCCACACAGACACTCAAAGTCGTAGTGTGTATCTACATAGTCTGCCATAACCCAAGCGTAGTTTGAAGCGGTGATTAGTTGTTCGTTGAAGTTCATTTATTTCTCATTTCTTTTTATCTATTTATACTCTATACCATACCACCGACATTTACGATGATTTGGAGCCAACAAGTGGCTAAAAAACGGTTACATTTTGGTTACGCTTTCCGCACTCTTTGTTGGCTTTATCTCTGTTTTCTTCATATTTATACTGTATCAGACCCCACCGACATTTACAGAGCTTTTAGATAAATAAATGGCTAAGAAATGGCTAAAAAATGATCAAGTTTTGGGAACATTCTTAAGCTTACGTAAATAGTTATCCACAGAGTTATCCACAGACCGCCCGACCACGCTTTCGGGCGTGTCGCCCTCCAGGTGGGGATCCGTTTAGAACGGTGGCTTATTGGCAAGGTAGTGACCAAAAAGCTTTGCATTGAAAGCCATTGATACTGCTAGGGTTGCGATTAGGATTGATACCATTTTTCTGTCCTTTACTGATTGAGTAGAATAACGATTACTGCTAAGACTATGATAGCAAATACCCCAGACATTTTAGAGTTTGCCCCCATTTGCCTTGATAAACTTTACAAGGTATAGGCTACGGTCTAAGTCTGCCATTGGCACATAGTCTGCTTCTTTGGCTTCACGCACTAGGCGGTTTAGTTCAAGTTTTGCTTGCTTTACGGTCATTAGATTTTCCTTTGTTTGGTTATTTATAGACTAGCACTACCCAGCGACATTTTCCTTTTTTCTAATGCCAGTTCTAGTCTGGCGATTCGTTCCTGCTGTCGCTTGTCATAGGCTTCTAGTCGCTTTGCCATAGCGATTTCTAGGCTCTTGATGTATTCTGCTTTAGTCATTTTATTTCTCATTTCTTTTGTTACTTATACTTTATCAGTAGCCACCGACAAAGTGGATTAGACTCTGCCACCAAGTGACTTGACGGTCTGAGTCAAGAGCATTAGTTCACGCTCAAACTTTGGGGTAAGGTTGTAGTCTGACTGGATAGCCAGAGCAACCATACGGTCATACTCTGCCTGTAGGTCTGATAGGGACTTGATGTTCATTGGGATTACCTTTCTTTCTAACTACTATTACTCTAACACATACCACCGACATTTACGCCCCTTTTAGGTAACAAAATGGTTACAATATGGCTAGAATCTGGACAATCTTAAAAAGCTACGTAAAAGCTTTTCGAACAAATTTTCGAAACCGCCCGACCACGCTTTCGGGCGTGTCGCCCTCCAGGTGGCGGTAGGTCTAGAACAGACCCTCAGCCTTTGCTACAAGGTATAGAGCCAATGCCCCAAGGTTCAAAAAGATTACTGCTGTAAATACGATAGCAACTACTGCATCCTGTAAGTCAATCTGCTTGTTTTCCATTTTTCATTCCTTTGTTTATTGAGTGAGCAGTGCTGGAATCGAACCAACTTGTATATAGATTCTCTTTATAAGTAAAGCTTTGGTGTAAGCAATCTGTCTATCCCCATACCATTTGGGTTACTGCCCTTATTGATTTGTAGTTTTAGTTTATCCTATGTCACCGACATTTACACGTCTACTTGGTAACTTTTTGATAACATTTTCTTTTTAGTTTTTTTGTGAGAAGTGTTGGAATCGAACCAACCTTTTCCAGAGCCTCTTTATAAGTAAAGCTTTGTTATAAGCAATCTGTCTGTCCCCAAACCATTTGGGCTACTTCCCTTATTTATTTATATCTATATATTATCATTCATTACCGACATTTGTCAAGCTAAACACGCCAATTTAGGGAAATTTATTTGATCGTTATAAAGCTGTAACATTCGAATGTTTGTTCGAAAATGCCCGACCCCGCTTTCGGGCGTGTCGCCCTCCAGGTGGCTGGGGTAGTTACTGACTCATTCCAAACATTACAATACCGATCAAAACTAAGATTAGTCCAATAGTCATTAGCTTATCCCTACTTTACCAAGGTAGCAGACGAAGCACGAAATACAATACCCAACTTCTTTTGGGCAAAGGTGATAGCAGGATGTCCATACCAAGCAGACACAACTACCTTGTGAGTAACCCCACTGTAGTCGATTCCTGTTACTAGCCATTCTTTGTTCTTGTTCATTTCAATTTCCTTTTCTTTGATACTTCTATTATAGGCATAGCCTAAGACATTTGTCAAGTCTATTTGGTAACGGTTTGATAACGGTTACATGATGGGAAATAGTTCATAGAATAGGTGAGCATGGTCACATTCACCGTCAAGGTTAGGCATACCATCGGAATCTAAGTAGCACTCAGAGTCACCACAAACTTTTGGGGTATAGGTTTCAAGTTCTTTTACTGTCATGGTAGTCATGCCAGAACAAGCGATACATACACACTTGTAGTCACCGTTCTCTAGTTGGAATCCACAACTTACGCAATACTTGAACATTTCTTTTTCCTTTTCCTTGTTGATACAAGTCTATGTGATAGCACCGACAAACGCAAGTTAGATAGACATATTTTGGTAACAAGTTTATAACATCGTAGGGGGTGTGTGCTCACTATAAAAAGCTTGAAAAATGATCAAAAACCTGTATCATACATCAGTTTAAAATATTCAGATTTTGTCAAATTTGATTTTTTTCAGATTTTGCTGGATATGATTATAACATTTTGATAACGATTTGATATACTTGGGGGTATTTAGTAATTAATCTGAGCTAAAATCCAAGTAATAATCATTACAGTCATAAAAACAATTACTTCAAGCATATAAAAATGTCCTAACTACGAAATAGAAAGCCAAATCAAACAAAAACAGTGCGGTAGCACCACTTAAAACATATAAAAACTTGATCATGGTACTTTAGTTTCGGGGGTACGAAGGATAAATCCATATTTAATCAGCCATACATTAACAAGCTTATAAGAAACATTATTCTCTTTGGCAATTTGCTTGGCTGACATATTCTTATTTACAAAAACATCTTGTAGATATTCTTTTTCACGATATTGTGCACGGTATCCAACTATTTCTGGCATTTTCTCTCCTAATCACCATTTATCCAAAGGGCACTGAGCTTTATGTAAAGTCGTTTTTAACTTCATAAAGCAACCACACTTTGTACATTTTACTAATTTTTTATTTAAAAAAGGGCATTCATTACAAATCGCAAGTCTCGCAGCTATTAACTCTTCATCACTTCTTGGTTGATTCGGATTAAATAGATCTATGAATCTTACATCGTCTGACATAGTACAAGTATATCATATTGTCTCTAGGATGGCTACTGAGGACATTTGCCCCGATTTGTTTATCGCCGTTACCCCGAAACCTAAAAACGTCTCTAAATCGATCCTACGGCTTGCTAGAAGCATGTAATACATTTCAAGTCGGAGACTTGTGGATTGTATTTGGTGTACTCTATATTCCGCCGAACCAAATCTGTGTATAACCTGTTAAAAACTCTGTGTATAATAGTTTTATTATGACTATTGAAGCTTTGATAGGAACGATCGTTGGTGTTATCTCAATTGTGACATCACTAGCACTTGGCATCCGCTGGCTCGTAAAACGTTACTTTGACGAAATCATGCACGAACTTAAACCCAACAGCGGAACTTCAATAAAAGACCAGGTAACGAGACTAGAACAAAATGTTAAAGATCTAACACACCAGAACGTAAAAGGTGAAGAGTACCATGAAAAGCTAGATAATAAAATAGATCACTTAACAAGTATGTTTGTAGATTATATAACACGCCAGAGGTAAAGGAACTCTAGCAAAAAACCTTTGAAAGAAAACAATCCAGCAAAAGCGGTTGATTATTATTATTTAATATTATAAACTAGTAAGTAGTTAATATATTTAATATATTATATATTTACTATCTATCTATCTATCTATCTATCTATTACTATATATAGTAGCACGGAACTTGGTCTTGTCAAGTGTTTTTTATGTAAATTCTTTGTAACGATTTTGTAACATATTTGTAACATAAGATTTTTATTGCGTAAAGCATTAAACAGTGCTATAATTTTACCTAACACCTGAAAGGGTGTTTTGTTCTTATTGAGCAAACCAATAGTATTTCTGCTTCTGTAAAGAATACTGTGTGCCAAGGATCTTCTGGTCCGTAACTACATAAAAAATAAGGAGGTAGCAAAATGATTAAAAAATTTGCTGCAGTAAGTATCTTCACTTTGGTGTTGAGTCTTACAACTTGTCAAAGCATTACTGCTGAGGCAAAACAATTAAATACTCATGTAACACAAATAGTAAAACCAATTAAACAAACAAACCTAATGAGTGATTCATATTTGAAAACTATCATATTGACTAAGAATACAGAACTTGTTAATAAAATGATTACTAAGGTTTCTGAATATAATCAAAAGACTTGGTATGTTTTTTCTGGAAGTACCCCCAGCGGATGGGATTGCTCTGGACTTGTGATGTGGTCTTATGATCAGATTGGAATTAATCTTGAACATAGTGCCACTATTCAAAAACATTCAGGTAAAACTGTAAAATCTCCAAAGGTAGGCGATATCGTTGCTTTTGGATGGAAAGATAGAAGTGACTTCCAGCATGTTGGAATCTATCTGGGCGATGGACTAATGATCCACGCTGGTGGTGGTAAAGGTGAAAAGACTGAAACAGTCAACATTAATAAATGGGGAAAGCACTACACCAAAATCACTTATACAAGATTAATAGATACACTATGATGTGATATAATAAAATAACTGGTATCCAGGTTAGTCTCTCCCCTACCCACTAATTTGGATACCAGTTTTTTATTTTTATTATGATATAATTTATCTACTATGACAATTCTTGGATCAGACCCAATACAAACTAATTGGAATGTAACTCGTGGAGATACTTCAATCATTAGACTTGAATTTCTTGAAGATGATGAAGCTACCCCAATTGATATCTCAGCTTGGGACATTATCTCAACTGCCTATAACATCAAAACAAAAACTACAGATGATCTAGAAGTTACTATCGGTACAGGATTTGTAGACATTACAGTTCCTGCAGATATCTCTATTGATTGGGGCACAGGATTTGGATCAGTAGTTGGAACATTATTCTTTGACGTGCAAGTAACATCTGGAGATTTTATTTGGACACCTGTAACTGGAACTATTACTGTTCTAGGAAACGTAAGTGGTGTATTGTAATGGTAATTAAAATTTCTAATGTAAAGACTGAGCTACCAAGTGTTGTAAAACTAACAGACACAGAAAAAATCAAGTTTTATAAAATATCTAAATAAGATATGATATAATTTAACTACTATGGCATCTACTAAAACTTATAATGTTGGCAATCAGCCACCCCAGGTCGTATGGACAATCGTTCGTGGTGATACATCAGCTTTTAGAGTTTATGTAACTGACGATGCAAAGCAGCCAATTAGCATTCCTGATTGGACAATTTCTGCAAAGATTAAAAGACCAAATAACTATCTCCCAGCAGATTTTGGTATCATCACAGATGATGCAACAACAATTTTGACACTTACCCCTGCACCAGTAACTGGAGATGGAGCTGGAGAGTTTACAGTAAGTTTATCAGCAAGTCAGTCAGTAACTTTAGAAACAGGAGACATCTTCGATGTTCAGTTGTCCTCAGCTGGCAGTGCACAGGTTTGGACTGTTTGTCAGGGTGCAGTGAGTGTTCTTGAAGATGTAACTGACTAATGCCAGTATCAATAAAAGAAAAAATTCAAGGAACATTAAGATCAGTATCTGAAAAAACTTTTTCTTCTAAAGTTTTTCATAATGTTTTTTATTCAAGCATTAAAAATAAAACTGGATTTACAAAAACAGTAAAAGCTTCAAGATATCCTATAACAAAAATATCTAATATTGAGATAAATGTAAAGCCAACAGAGGTTCTTCCTTTTAGAGTTAAGTTTACAACTGTAAGTCTTACAACAAGTTATGGACCAGGTAATCCAGCACCTATCGGCATTGCTGTTATCGGTTTAAATAACTATATTTTATGATATAATTATTTAAACCCTGCAAAAAGCAGATAAACAAAGGAAAAAAATGGCAATCGATTTTAATGAAATTTTAACTGTAGACCAGAAGCGTCAGATTCTTGAACAACGTATTCTTCAGTATGCAGCAGCAAGATATGAAAATGTTATCAACAAAGAAATTGCTGAAAAAACCGAAAATCAGGCTGGCATTGATGAAGCTGAAAAGAATATTCTTACTTGTGAAACAGGAATTACTGTTCACAAGGAGCATCTAGATTCCTTGCCACCAGTAGAGTAATCTACTAAATAATTATAGTATTTGAATGCTATAATTATTAATTGAGGATAGTGAATCAATGACAACAACTAATGTTAACTTTAAAGTTAAAAACGGCTTAGATGTAGCTGGTGCAATCGGTGTTGGATCAACACCATCATATGGAACATCTGGACAAGTGCTAACATCTGGAGGCACAGGTGTAGCACCAACATGGACAACAGTTTCTGGAGGCAGTGGTGGAACCACAACAAATTCACTTACCTTTGGAACATCTGGATTAATTGCTACTACAGGAACAAGTCCCTGGAACGGTTCTGCAGCTGCAACTATTGACATTGATACTTCAAAAGTTCCACTACTATCTTCTGCAAACACTTTTACTGGCATTACATCAATTACAAATACCACAGAAACAACAACAGCATCTAATGGTGCATTGCTTATTTCTGGAGGTCTAAACGTTGCTAAAAATGCAAACTTTGGTCAAAATCTTTATGTTGGAAATGGTGCTGTTACTCAAACTGCCGTTGCAACTAATCCAATTATTATTGCTAAAGACTCTGGTGCAACATATGTTCAAACGGCAATGATAAACTCATCATCAACAGGCTCCGCAGACTTTGCAGCTTATGGAGATAATGGAACAGATACTGCTGGATGGGTAGATATGGGATTTACTGGTAGTGCGTTTAGTGACACTAATTATACTATTACTGGTAAGAATGATGGATATATTTTCACACAGGCAGTTTCAGGAGCAGGTCTTACAGGAAATCTAGTTTTAGCAACTGGTGCTAATGGAACATCAAATGATATTATTTTTGGCACTGGTGGATTTTTAACAGCAAATGAAAAAATGCGTCTAGACCATGCTACAGGAAAATTAGTAATGGTTTCAGGCGGAGGGTACTCAATATCTGGAGGAACATCTTCTCAATACTTAATGGCAGATGGATCTACATCATCAGGTAGTGGAGGCTTTGTAGACTATCAAGCCTTAACCTTAGTTTATAGATAATGATATAATTAATAAAACAAAATTTTGAAAGGATTTGATTTTTATGGCAACAACACCACAATTTGCAGCAACACCAAAAGTTTGGACAGCAGCAACTTATTTAATTACATCTGGTGGAACTACTGCTTATGCTACAGCAACACCAACTGACGTTCAACTACAAGGAACTGGTGGAGTTGGTTATGCTAGAAGTGCTGGAGCTACTGCTGTTGGCGGTGCTACTACACCTGTAGGATCAGTGCTGCTAGTAACTGGTGGGACAAATGGTTCTCGTGTAGACGAAATTACTTTTACATCAATTGTTCAATCAACAGCTAACGTAGGTCGTATTTTTATTTATGATGGAGCTAGATTTTTTCTTTATAAAGAAATAGCTATTCCTGCAGTAACTCCATCAGTATCAATACCTACTGCTTCTGTAACTACTACGTTTTCAAACTTAATTCTTCCAAGTGCAACATACAAAATTTATGTTTCAGTTGCCACGGTTGGTAACGCTACAACAACAGATAATGGTTATGCAGTTATGGCATTTGGTGGAGACTTCTAAAAATGAATAAAGGTGCATTGCATGGTTTTGGATATTCACCATCTGAAATATCACTACAACGCACCATTATATCTACAGGATATATAGATATTCCGTCCAATGTTACTGTAGTATTTGCTGTTTTGGTAGGTGGTGGAGGATCTGGAGGATCAGGAACAACTCTAACATCAGCGTCTGGCGGTGGCGGAGGTGGAGGCTGTGTAGTCTCTGGATGGGTTCCAGTAGATAACTACGTTATTATCGGTGCTGGTGGAACTGCAACTGCAGGTTCTCGTGGTGGTACAGGTGGAACAACCTATTATTCAAATCTTTATGCATCTGGAGGACAGGGTGGTGCAGGAACAACAACTGCTGTAACTTCAAATGCAACTTCTGGTGGAGGTGCTGGTGGAGGCTGTGCAGCATCAACTGGTGCAGGAACACAATCAATTTTTAACTATCAGCTTGGCGGTGCTGGCGGTGCAGGTGCTACAGGAACTACTGGAACTACAACTGGAGCTGCAGGATCAACAGGCGGACCAGCTGGCGGAGGTGGAGGAGGTTGCTATACAACCACTGGCTTGGCTACTGGTGGAGCTGGAGGTCAAGGACTAACAGGCGGTGGAGGAGGTTCTGCAACAAATACCACTGCAGCAACTGTGCTTACAAAATCTGGTAATGGTGGAGATGGTATTTTTCCAGGAGGAACTGGACAAACTGCATCAGCTACATCATCAGTAAAGTATGCCTCTGGCGGTGGTGGTGGTGGAATGCTAGGTCCTGGGTCAAATGGAACATTAAGCGTTACAGCAGTACGTACAGACGGAGGAGCTGGCGGACTTGGCGGTGGCGGAGGTGGCGGAGGTCTAGGCTCTGCTGCTGCATTAGGTGGGGCAGGAGGAGCAGGAGTTCTATTCCTGTACTGGTAAATGATTTCAAAATTAACTGTTCCATATGGATTAACTTTACAACGCACTATAACTACAACTGGATATATTGATGTTCCAGATTATGTACAACAAGTTTATGCTGTAATTGCTGGAGGAGGTGGAGCTGGTGGCGGTGTTGCAGGAACATCTTTAAATCAACCAGGAGGATCTGGTGGAGCAGGTCGTGTAGCTTCTGGATGGGTTCCAAAAACAAACTACGCTATTATTGGTGCTGGAGGACTAGGGGTTTCATCAGGAACAGTAGGTGGTAATGGTGGAACAACATACTATTCAATTTTATTCGCATACGGTGGTCAAGGTGGTGGATCAGGAGTTACACCAGTAGGAATTAACACTCTTTCTGGATCTGGATCAGGTGGAGGAGGAGCTATTGCTGGCGGTGGTGGTGGTGCAGGAACTGGTAGTGCTGGAACAACCTTTGTTTATCAAGTAGGTGGAGCAGGAGGAGCAGGAGTAGCTGGAAGCGTTTCTGGAGTAGCTTCAGTAGCTGGTGGTGATGGAACTTCTGGTGGAGGTGCTGGAGCATGTTCAGGAACAAGTGCAAATGTAACAGGTGGTAATGGAGGAAGTGGATTAGCTGGTGGTGGTGGTGGAACATGTTTTCAAACTACACCAAATGGAACAAGTGTTTTGACTCCAGGTAATGGTGGTAGTGGTATTTATCCAGGAGGAACTGCAACAGCAGTAGGTTTTGGAACAAATACAAATGTTGGTTCTACTGGTGGAGGCGGTGGTGGAATTACTGGTGCTGGACAAGATGGATCTTATTTAGCAGTTGGAAATGATGTTGTTAATGGAGCAAATGGAGGTATCGGTGGTGGCGGAGGATCCTCTGGATATGGTACTGGTGCTATTAGTGGTAGCGGAGGAGTTGGGGCAGTACTTCTGTACTGGTAATTATGAATAAAGGAAATTTAAAAGGATTTGGATCAATTCCACAAGGATTGACATTACAAAAAACAATTTTATCAACTGGTTATGTTGATATTCCATCAAATATTTTTGTTGCTTATGCAATTTTAATTGGCGGAGGTGGAGCTGGCGGTGCATCTACAACATCAACATCAGGATGTGGTGGAGGAGGAGCAGGAGCCATTGTTGCTGGATGGGTTATGGTAGATAACTATGCAATAGTTGGTGCAGGAGGTCTTGGTTCTAGTGCTGCTTCAGCAGTAGGAGCAACTGGAGGAACAACTTATTATTCTAATTTATATGCTACTGGCGGTACTGGTGGTGCTTCTGATACTACCGCTGCAACTTCGCCTACTGGCGGTGCAGGTGCAGGAGGAGGATGTAGAAACACAACTATTGCAAGAGCAGCAGGTTCACAATCAATTTTTATATATAACTTAGGTGGAGCAGGAGGTCAACCAAACGTTGGGGTTGCTGGAACTGGAGATGCTTCACCAGGAGCATCTGGCGGTGGAGGTGGAGGTTCTTACACTGCATCAACTGCAGGAACATACTATGCTGGTAATGGTGGCATTGGTGCTACTGGCGGAGGTGGAGGAGCTTGTAGAAAAGGTGCAGCTGGAGCAACTACTACAACTATAGGTGGTTCTGGAGGTGCTGGTCTTTATCCAGGAGGATCTGGATGGTCAATTACTGGATCTGGTGGTACAACGTTGTCAGGCGGAGGCGGAGGCGGAGGATATTTAGGTCCAGGATCTTCAGCAACAGTTGATAACTTAGGTGGTAATGGAGGACTCGGCGGCGGAGGCGGTGGCGGAGGCTGGGGTCCTTCAGGTTCAGGTGGTAAGGGTGCTATACTTTTATATTGGTAAAGGAGAAATAAAATGGCGGTATTCGCAGTAGTAAATCCAGAAGGTGGAGTAGTAACAAACACCATAGTTGGAGATAGCCTTGAGTCTATTACTCAATTTGTAGGTGCTTGTGTTGAAATTACAGAAGCAACAGGAGGAGCCTCTATTGGCGACATCTGGGATGGTACAACTTTTACAAGACCTCAATAATTAATTAATTATGTTATAATGTTTACATGGCTATAATTGATATTAATGACGTAAAAGCAGCGTTTGAAACAGGTGACAGACCTACAGGTGCTGATTTTGTTAATTTAATTGATACCCTCGCTGCTAATGCAACATTGCTAGGAGCAGGATCAAATAATGATTCAATAATTACAGGCATTGAAAATGAAACTGTAGTAGATTCTTTAGTCGCATCAGACTGGAGATTTATTAGATATATGGTTTCTTTAACAAGTACAATATCTGGATCAAACAAACATTATGCAACAGAAATTACAGTTTTACTTGATAATAATAATGTAAACATAAGTGAGTATGGCTCACTAGACAATGATGGGGATGTTGGAACTGTTACTGTCTCAAAGGTATCAGGAGCAATACAACTAATTGTAACTCCAGATCCACAAACTAAGCCAGTCACTCTACGATTTAGTCGTATAGGACTTAAGGCATAATTTAGGAGATAGAAAATGGCAACAGTTACAAAAGATTTTAGATTAAAAGCAGGTTTAGTAGTCGAAGGACTAACTACCGCAGGTCTTGTTACAACATCAGCTGCTGGAGTAATTTCCAGTTCAGCTTCAGGGTATGGAGATACCTATAACCCATATGGTTCAAAAACAGCTAACTACGTATTAGCAGCTCCAAACGGATCTTCAGGTGCACCATCATTCCGTGCATTAGTAAAAGCAGACATTCCTGGAGTAAATAATTCCCTAGTTCTTAAAGCAGATACAGGAACTACAGAAGGAACAGATTTATATACATTTGATGGTTCTGCTGCAAAAACACTTAACGTAGTAGCAGGTTCAAACATTGTTATTACAAAAACATCTGGACAGTGGTCTATTGCTGCTACTGGTGGTGGAACAGGTTCTGTAACATCAGTATCTGTTGTATCTGCCAATGGTTTTGCAGGTACTGTAGCAACTGCCACATCTACTCCAGCAATTACACTAACAACAACAATTACAGGACTACTTAGCGGTAACGGAACTGCAATTTCTGCTGCCTCTGCTGGATATGGAGATACTACAAACCCATATGCTTCAAAGACTGCAAACTATTTCTTAGCTGCTCCAAATGGAGCATCTGGATCACCAACATTCCGTGCAATTGTTGCTGCAGATATCCCAAGCTTATCTTCAACTTATCAGCCACTTGATGCAGATCTTACAGCTATTTCTGCTATTGCAAGTACTGGATGGCTACAAAGAACAGCTACAGATACATGGAGCGTTGGAACCCCACCAAACTACTACCCAACAGCAGTTACAATGACTGCTGGTACTACTGCAGGTCCTACTGTTGATCTAACAATGTCTGGAGTCTCAAACATTACTGGTTCAGCAATTCCTTCAGCTTCTGCCACAGCTTCTGGTGTAATTACAACTGGAGCACAAACTCTTGCAGGTGCAAAGACATTCTCAGGTGCTGCAGTATTTAATTCCACTGTTACTCTTTCTGCAGATCCTACATCAGCAATGCACGCTGCTACTAAACAGTATGTTGATGGAGTAGCTCAGGGTGTAAATGCTCACGATGCTGTTCAATATGCAACTACAGGAACAATCGCTGGTACTTATACAGCAGGTTCTGCAGGTGCTGATGGCGGAACTGGTGTTGGTGCAACAATTACCTATACATCAACAGGAACTACAACAATTGATAGCGGAGCTTCTCCATTAGCACTTAATGACCGTGTTCTTGTTAAAGATGGTGTTACTGCAGATGCAGGAACAGGTTCAAAAGCCAACGGTATTTACTATGTAACAACTGCTGGTGCTACTGGCGTAGCCACTATTCTTACTCGTGCACTAGATTACGATAACTCCATTGCTGGAGACATTATGACTGGTGACTTGGTATATGTTATTTCTGGATCATCAAATGGTGGAATCCAATACTTGATGAATGTTTCAGGTACTTCAACCACACCAGTCAAGGGTATTAAGATTGGTACAGATCCAATTACCTTTACACAATTCTCAGGTGCAACTAGCACACTTGCTGGTGCTGGTCTTGTTGCTACTGGAAATACATTTGCTGTAGGTGCTGGAACAGGCATTACAGTAGCAGCAGATGCTGTTTCTATTGATACTGCCTGGACTGGTCAAACAGCAATTACAACAGTTGGAACAATTACAACTGGTACATGGTCTGGATCATTTGGATCAGTATCTGGTGCAAACCTTACAACTCTGAATGCATCAAATATTTCTTCTGGAACAATTGGTGCTGCAAGACTTCCAAGCGTTAATATTGGTACTACATCAGTAGACCTAACTCGTGCATCAGGTGCTTTAACACTAGCTGGTCTAACTCTTACCACTCCAGTACTAGGTGTTGCAACTGCAACTAGCATTAACAAGGTTGCAATTACTGCTCCTGCTACAAGTGCTACCTTAACAATTGCTGATGGTAAAACATTTACTGCAAGCAATACCTTAACAATAGCAGGAACAGATGGAAGCACTCTTACTATCGGTTCTGGAGGAACACTTGGTTCAAATGCATATACATCAACAGCATATGCTCCAATTGCATCTCCTGCACTTACTGGAACACCAACTTTTGGTGGAAATGCTGGAATTGTAAACGCTTCTGGATCAGGATCAGCACTATTTACGCTATCAAGTATATTTGACAAGACAGTTTACAATGGTGGAGAATTTATTGTTAAACTTTCTGACGGTACTGACTTTGAAATCATCAAACTATTAGTAGTTATTAAGGGAACAACTTTTTATGTAACTCAATATGGAGATGTATATTCAAACGCAGTAATCGGAACAGTTGACTTTACACTATCTACAAACAATGTTAATATTACAATTACTCCAGCAGCAGGAACAGTTACTGCTAAGGTAGTAGGAACACTACTAGCTGTCTAATAGTTATTAAAATAAGTAAGCTCTCCCTAATATTTTTAGGGAGAGTTTTACTTTTTTGAAAACTCTGCTATAATTGATATATCAATCAATCCTAAAGAAAGTGTGGTAGATACCATGTCAGAGTTTTTTTCATTTAGACTTACAGATGATTTTGTAGATAAATACAAGGCTGTAGAGTCCCCATTCGGTTTCGTAGATGCAGGAGGTAACTCTCTAGGCGAAATTACATTTGTAAGAACCTACTCTCGTGTCAAGGAAGATGGCACAAAGGAACGCTGGCACGAAGTCTGTCGCCGTGTAATTGAGGGTATGTATTCAGTTCAGAAGAACCATGCCAAAGAATCACGTCTTCCTTGGAATGACTACAAGGCACAGAAATCAGCACAAGAAGCATTTGATCGAATGTTTACTTTGAAGTGGACACCACCAGGACGTGGTATGTGGTCATTTGGAACACCACTAACTATGGAGAAGCGTAACTCTGCTGCTCTGCAAAACTGTGCTGTAGTATCTACTAAAGACTTAGATAAAAATGATCCAGGTGCATTATTTGCTTGGGTTATGGATGCTCTAATGCTTGGTATTGGTGTTGGCTTTGATACCCTTGGACAAGATAAGAATTTCCAGATTTATGCACCAACAGAACCAGCAACTACTTTTGTTATTCCAGATGACCGTGAGGGTTGGGTAGAATCTACTCGTCTACTTATTAATTCATTCCTACGACCTAACCAGTCTATTCAGGAATTTGACTATTCTGAGATTCGTCCAGAGGGAGCACCAATCAAGGGATTTGGTGGAACTGCTTCAGGACCTGCTCCACTAATCAAGATGCACAATACTATCCGTCAAGCTATTGGAACTCGTGCAGGAGAGCACTTTGACTCTCGTGCAATCGTAGATATTATCAACCTTATTGGAACCTGTGTTGTTGCAGGTAACGTTAGACGATCCGCTACCCTTGCTCTTGGAGTAGATGGTGACGAAGACTTCCTAAACCTAAAGAATGCTGAGGCATTTCCAGAGCGTAACTCATATGATCCAGCAAAGCCAGGCTGGGCATGGATGTCTAATAACTCTATTGCTGCAACCGTAGGAATGGACTATGCAAAGTATGTAGACCGTATTGCAGATAACGGAGAGCCAGGATTTATTTGGCTAGATGTTGCTCGTAACTTCGGTCGTCTAGCAGATCCAGCAGATGGTGCAGACTATCGTGTAGTTGGATTCAATCCTTGTGCAGAACAGCCACTAGAGTCATATGAGCTATGTACTCTAGTTGAGGTTCACCTAAACCGTCACGAGTCAAAGGAAGACTTCCTACGTACTCTAAAGTTTGCCTACCTATATGGAAAGACTGTAACACTTCTTCCAACTCACTGGCAACAGACAAATGGTATCATGCAACGTAATCGCCGTATCGGAACATCACTTACTGGTATTGCGTCATTTGCTGATGAGCATGGTCTACCAACTACTCGTGAGTGGATGGACGAAGGCTACAACAAGATTCGTTTCTACGACAAGAAGTATTCAGAATGGCTATGTGTTCGTGAATCAATTCGTGTAACTACAGTTAAGCCGTCTGGATCTGTATCGATTCTATCTGGAGCTACCCCTGGCGTTCACTGGGGTCCAGGTGGAAAGTTCTATCTTCGTGCTATTCGTTTTGGTAACACTGACCCAATGCTTCACCTTTTCAAGGCAGCAGGGTACAAAGTTGAAGACGATCTAGTATCAGGTGGAACATCAGTAGTATACTTCCCAATTGCATCTGGACAGAAGCGAGCAGAGAAGCAAGTAACACTATTTGAAAAGATGGCTCTTGCTGCAACTGCACAAAAGTACTGGTCAGATAATGGAGTATCAGTAACCCTATCATTTGATAAGGAAACTGAGAAGCAGCACATTGCTTCTGTTCTAAATATGTATGAGGGTCAGCTAAAGGCTGTATCGTTCCTGCCAATGGGTAACACTGTTTATCCACAGCAGCCATACACTGAAATTACAGAGAATGAATATGACTACTACATCGGTCGTATTGCTAAGATTGATTTCTCTGCAATCTATGATGGAGTAGACAATTTAGAAGCTCTTGGCGAAAGTTACTGCACCACGGACTACTGTGAGATTAAAATCAAGTAGTTATAATTAAAAAATGGTTATGCCCTGTCACGAAATGGCAGGGCATTTCTATTTTGTGGTATACTTGATGTTATGAAACCAATCGGAAAAGTAATGAAGGGTCAAATTGGAACGACTCGTATGCAGGTTGTTGAAGAACCTTTTTCAAATGCTGGCATCTATGTCTGGCAATTACCATCAGGAAAATACTTTACAGATGGTGAGGGTAATGCCCTTAGCATTGAGTCAATGAAAGACGACCCTGCTAAAATCAAAGAACTTACACAAGCAGCAGCCTACTATGGACAACCAGATGGACAAGCAGTATTCTTTTCAAATGTTAAAAAGATTTCTGACGAAGAACACAGTGAACAACTTGACCGTATGAAGCAAGGACTCATTCCATCAATGAATGACCTTGGTGCTTTGATTGCTGCTAAGAAAACACAGGAGGTATGGGGTAACGATGAATAACGAAATTAACAAAATTCCTATCCCAATTAAGGATGATTCTTCATACCTTGTAGACCAATTGCAAGAACAGGCAAATGCTTACAAGGCTATGGACCCATTTAATAAATCATGGGATGATGTAAAAGGACTGGCTGGACTAGACTTAAACTTTAAGCGTAGAACTCAAAGAATAGCCAAGAACGTTGCCACAGATGCATACCTAGAATCAGCAGGTGCTGTTCAGATGGGTATTGGAGATGCAAAATCAAAGGAGATCAATCCTGGTGCAATCTATAGAAATGCCTATGGTCTATTTGATGTTATTACCCCACCATACAACTTATACGAACTTGCAAATTATTATGACACTTCATTTGCCAACCACGCAGCTATTGATGCAAAGGTAGAAAACACAGTTGGTCTTGGCTATGACTTTATTGTTTCTGACAGAACAGTTCTAAAACTTGAAATGACTGAGAGTGCAGAAGCTGTTGATCGTGCTCGCAAGCGTATCGAAAGACTTAAGATTCAACTCCGTGATTGGCTAGAAAGTCTAAACCAAGATGAAAGTTTTACCAGCATTCTTGAGAAGGTGTTTACAGACGCACACGCAACTGGAAATGGCTACATTGAAATTGGTAGAACAGTAACTGGAGAGATTGGTTACGTTGGTCACATTCCATCAACAACAATGCGTATTCGCCGTCTTCGTGATGGATATGTTCAGATTGTTGGAAACAAGGTTGTGTACTTCCGTAACTTTGGGGCAAATAATCCAAATACAATTACTGATGATCCACGTCCAAATGAGATTATCCACGTTAAGGAATACTCTCCACTAAATACCTTCTATGGTGTTCCAGACGTTATCTCTGCTATGCCATCACTACTTGGCGATGCACTAGCAGCACAGTTTAATATTGACTATTTCCAGAACAAGGCTGTTCCTCGTTACATTGTAACTCTTAAGGGTGCATCTTTATCATCTGAAGCAGAAGATAAACTATTTAGATTCCTACAATCAGGACTAAAGGGACAGAACCACAGAACACTTTATATCCCACTCCCTGGAGATTCAGAAGGAAATAAGGTAGAATTCAAAATGGAACCAATTGAGAATGGAGTACAAGAAGGCTCATTCTCTGAATACCGTAAGCAGAATCGTGACGACATTCTTGTTGCTCACCAGGTTCCACTTTCAAAGCTTGGTGGCTCTGACTCTTCTCAAATTGCTGCATCTCTTGCTCAAGACCGCACTTTTAAAGAGCAGGTTGCAAGACCAGCACAGCGTAATCTTGAGAAGATTCTTAATAAGATTATTCGTGAAAAGACAGACATCCTAGAATTTAAGTTTAATGAACTTACTCTTACAGATGAAGTTGCTCAATCACAGATTCTAGAGCGTCTAATTAGAAACAAGATTATTGTTCCTAATGAAGCTAGAAATGAACTTGGATTACCAGATCGTCCAGATGGAGATACTCCAGTTGAACTAACTGCAAGAGCAGCAGCAGATGCTTCTGCTAATACTCGTCAGGGTAGAACCAGAGATGCTGAAAGAACAGCAGGACAGTCTGATGGAGAAGCTACCACTACAGGTAGAAATCCCAAGGGAGAGGGTAGGTCCACTCAATAGTGTGATATAATAATCTATACACATTTTTAAAAAGGGACCTATAATTAAACTAACATGACTATATCTAAAGCATTCTTTGACACAAATGGAGACAACGTTCGTCTGTCAATGCCTTTTAGCAAGGTAGACAAGGAAAGACGTATTGTCTCAGGCTTTGCAACACTTGATAATGTTGACAAGCAAATGGATATCGTTACCCCAGAAGCTTCACTAAAGGCTTTCTCAAATTTCCGTGGTAACATTCGTGAAATGCACCAGAACATTGCTGTTGGCAAGATGGTTTCATTTAAAGAAGAAAAATATTTTGATCCAGAAACAAAGAAGTTCTATTCTGGAGTTTACGTCTCAGCATATGTATCTAAGGGTGCACAGGACTGCTGGGAAAAGGTTCTAGATGGAACCTATTCAGGTTTCTCTATCGGTGGTAGAATGAAGGACTGGGAAAACGCATATAGCGAGAAGCTAGATTCTGATATTCGTATTATCAAGGAATATGACCTACTAGAACTTTCTCTGGTTGATACCCCAGCAAATCAGTTTGCAAACATCCTTTCAATTGAAAAGGTAGACGGAGTAAATACTGTTGTTGGTCAAGACACAGTTATCGAAAACGTGTTCTGGGACAAGGAATCAGGGGTAGTCATTCTTTCAGAAAATGAAACTGAAAAGAGTCCACTTAGCGGAATCCCTATGCAAAACATTGGCTTTGTAGAAAAGTCAGATGATGAAAAAGCAGATTTAATAAAGTTCTTGGTTGATAGTGCTAAAGGCATTAATACAATTGAGATTAAAAAGGAGAATGATAACATGACAGATGAGATTGTTAACGATGTTCCTGCAGAAAATCCTGTAGAGGACGTAGCTGTTGAAATCGCTCCAGAGGCAGATGCCACAATTGAACCTACCGTAGATGTAGAGAAGGCTGTAAAGCCTGAAGTCGAACCAGTGACTCCTGAAGAGGATGCCGTTGAAGACGCTACAGAAGAGGTAGACGATGAAGAAATTACAGCTAAGTCAGATACTGTTACTGTTGAGGCAGTTACAGAACTCAAAGATGCTGTTACATCAGCCTTTAGCGAACTTACAGCACTAGTTAAGTCACTAAATGACGAACTAGTAAATGTAAAGAAGTCACTAAACTTAGTAGATGCAAAAATTGCAGATGCTGAGGGAGACTTTTCAAATCTTGGAAAGCGTATTGATGCTGTTGAAGCTGACACCGCTTTCCGCAAGTCTGGCGATCTGGGCGAGATCGTACAGGAACCAGCAATGGTTGAAAAATCAGTATGGGGCGGTCGTTTCCTCAATTCAGCCGATCTACTGAAATAACAAAATAAAAAATTCACTTGGAGGTGAAAATAATGTCGGAAGAAATTAAAAAGAATAATCCTGGAACTACCTACCCAAACGCAGAGGGTAGTGCGTTCGCAGGTGGTATTGGTGGTGTCACTGATCCTGCTTTTGCATACCTTGGCGAAACTGCTGGAGATGCAAATCTTGGTCTACTAACTGGTCCTAACGCAGTTGACCCATCAAGTACCGCAAACCCAAATTATCCAGGTGCTGGTATCCTACGTCCAGAGCAAGCAAGACGCTTTATTGACTACGTTTGGGATGCTACCACACTGGCTAACGACGGTCGTCGTGTAACAATGCGAGCTAACACAATGGAACTTGAAAAGGTTAACGTTGGTGAGCGTGTTGTACGTGCAGCTGCACAAGGTGATGCATCATTTACCAATGCAGGTGCTACATTCAGCAAGGTTGAGCTTACTACAAAGAAGCTACGTCTTGACTGGGAAGTATCATCAGAAGCACTAGAAGACAATATTGAAGGTGGTGCTCTTGAGGATCACCTAGTACGTCTTATGACTACTGCTTTTGGTAATGACATCGAAGATCTAGCGATCAACGGTGACACCGCAAACACTGGAGACGCTTTCCTTGGTATCATGGATGGTTTTAACGCTCTAGCCTCTGGAGACGGCTTCGCTCACGAAGCTGTTGTCTCAGGCGGAGCTGACTGGACTACCGATGATATGCAGAAGCTTATCCTTGCTCTACCACGCCGTTACCGTGCACTAAAGACTGGACTAAAGTTCTACGCAGGAACCGATACCTTTGCAAACATTGTAAAGAACAACGGTACTGTTTGGGACTCAATTGGTTCAACTGAAGCAGCTCGTGGCAGCTACCTTGGTGGAATTGAACAGACTGTAGGAAATGCACGTCAAACTCGTGTGCTAGGTGTACCAGTACTTGAAGTACCTTACTACCCAGCAGACTATGTTGACCTAACATTCCCACAGAACCGTATCTGGGGATTCCAGCGAGACATCACAGTTAACCGTTTCTACGTTCCTAAGAAGGACACAATTGAATACACCGTATTCATTCGTTTCGGAATTAACTGGGAAGAGCAGGATGCAATTGCATTCGCAAGCAAGGCTACTTCCTAAGAAGTAGTAACAAACCCTTAAGGGGGGCAGGAGTTAATTCTCCTGCCTCCTTTTTTAATTTAATCTGATATAATGTTATATAAGGAGACATATGTCAAATAATGGTGAGCTAATTGCCTTAAAATCAAATAGAAATATTAGTTGGCAAAAAGTTGGTGAACTTAAAAAGGGAATCAATATTGTTTCTAAAAATACTGCTGAGAAGTGGCTTACCCTAAAGGGAATCACAGAGCTAACACCAGAGGAAGTTGCGAAGGAGTACGTTAATTAATGGAAATTCTAAGAGTTCCTCCATATCCAATTGTTACAACCTGGGATGTCCCAGATGATAATCACCAATACTTAATTTATGTAGAGGATGTGGTTGACCACTCGGTTGAAACAGAAGTTATTACTTCAAACGCAAGCTCACAAATTACTTATACACTACCCAGAACAAAGGTCCAATATGATCGTGACTTCTTGTTTAGAATTTACGATACAAATATTTTTGGCGAGGTAGTTATAGATTCAAATCTAACAGTATATCGTCCATATGTAGATCCAAATATGCTAGGAACAACTGCTTCAGAAATTGCAGAATATAAGCGTTGGGAAATTATTGCTCGTTCAATAATTGATGCATACCTTGGAAATGACTCCGCTACAGGAGAAGGTTTTTATAACCACAAGTTGATTGTCCAGGGTGTTGGAGATGGAACAGATTACTACCCTATCTGGCATAATCCAAAACGAGTACTAAAAGTTTATGAAAACAATGAACTGGTCTTTAATGGAGAAGACATTGTATTATCAGTAATTTCATCATCTATTAGTGGAGACACAACGATACTTGAAACAAATGTAGATAATAACTATTTAGTAGGAGACTTAATTACTATTAGTGGATTTACTCCATCTGAATATAATGGTGTTCACAGAATTATAGATATTATTAGCACAACAGAATTTTCAGTTAAAAAGATATCAAATAATTCAGTCACTGTTCTTGGAACAGCACTAAGAGACTGGAATCAGAAGTATGCTATTTCTCCAAATAACTCAGCAATTATGAGATCATATACAGGACTATACAACCGTTCTGAACAAAAGCCACTGACCCTTCCTAGAGGTTACGGAGATCTTGGTCCATATGGATTATTCAATCCAGTTGCTTTTCCAAAAGGATATGATTATACATTCGTACTAGACGTTGGGTATAAGGCTGTGCCACCAGACGTTGAGATTGCAGCAACAATGTTAATTGAAGATTTGAAGTGCAATAGAAATGAATACTATCAAAGATTTATTACTCAATATAGCACAGATCAATTTAACATTAAATTTGCCCCAGAATTCTTGAAAGGAACTGGCAACCTAATTGTAGATAAAATTCTTGATGGCTACAAAGGTAGTGTATTTAAGCCAGGAATACTATAATGGCATGTAAAGACACAAGTATTATTTATCCACTTCTAGCAGATATTTACTATCCTAATGTTGAACAAAAGGGTTATGGAAATATTGAAAAAGAATGGATACTAAATAAAACAGTTGCTTGTTTCTTTGCACCAGCAAGTAGAAAATCAAAACAAGAAGTTCAGCCAGAAATGTCTGTATCTATAGATCAACTATTAATTGGTAGAACAAAATGTGACGTTAGAGTTTCAAGTTTAAATACTCAAAACTCTGTTACAAATGTTATTATTTCAAACATTCGTGATGCATATGGGAATCCCATCTATATTGAAACTTCTGGAGTGAGAGCAAATAAGTCTACAATTTTTGAAATAGCTACCAACGAACCAATTGTTGGACCATTTGGAACGGTTGAATATTATAGTGTAACTATTAGACGTTCAGAAAATCAGGGTATCAATGTATGATATCCGTAGACTTTAATGAAAAATCTTTTGCTAAACAACTAAATAATATGGTTGAATACTCTATGGGATTCTTAGATGGAGTACAAAGAGGAAAAACACAAATGTTAAAAACAGTTGGTCTTTCTGCCATAGAAGTTTTAAAATCATATATAGATTCACAAGCAAGAATTGATCCAGGACTTCTTCACCATGTATATGAGTGGAATCAGACTGGAAGTCCAGATGGTAGGCTATTTGATATTTCTTATACTGTAAGTGGTTTAGGGTTATCGTTTAAATCTACTTTTTCACAATCAAAATCAATCAAAGAAGGATCTACAGTTCCATTTTATGATAAGGCAAGAATTATGGAAAATGGAATTCCAGTACAGATAAAGCCTAAAAATAATGTTTTGGCTTTTAATATTAATGGTGAAGACATATTTACATCAAAGCCTATAGATGTTAAAAATCCTGGAGGTCCTGATGTAGAAGGATCTTTTGAAAGAGTATTTGATTCATTTTTCAATAACTATTTTTCACAATCATTTTTAAGAGTAAGTGGTATACTAGATTATCTGCAAGATCCAACGGTATATAAGAAAAATCTAAATGCTGGTAAAAAAGCTGGAAGAAGTCTTGGCATAACAACAGGATATCGATGGATAGCAAATGTAGGAGTTGAAAAATAATGGCAATAACAAACCCAACAGTTTTAATTAATGAATATCTATCTGAGAAGCTAGGGAATTCGCTTTCTGATACTATTGTTGACAAGGTAAGATTCTTTCCATCTGGTCCAATAGACATAACTGCAATTACAGATAATTTTACTGGTGCAGCAAATGATGTTTTTGTTGTATACGATAGAATGTTTAAAATGCGTAAAAAGGCATTTCCACATATCAAGTGTGAACAATCATTATATTATTTTTATAAAACAGCAGGAGATCCAGAACAGCTTTTTGATTCAATTCAAATAGTGCATGATCTTCTTGATCGTGAAGACGAGTCTGGAGAAGAACTCAATGCTTGGATTCAAAACCAGGTATTTGGAGGAGTAATAAATGTTCAGGGTAAAGATTTTAAACCAGTATATTTTCATAGTCTTAAGGTGTATCAACTACAAGAAGTTAGAGATATTATAAATCACTCTACAACAAGAACCCTACATGGTGTAAAACTAATAGTTGATTACGAATACCATACTCAAGATTACAATAACTAATTAAATTAAAAAGACCTGTTATACTTAATCTGAGGAAACACGCCCACTATTCTATAGAAAGAAAAAGAGGTGAATACTATGGCATATTCAAGAGGTACTAGTGCTAACATTATTGTTGGTGCAGCTGCACTTTTTACATATGAGGCAGGACCAATCGGTCAGACAGTCGGTGGATCAATTACTGATCAACAGGCTCTGATTGACCTACCAAACTATGTAGCAGGAGTTTCTTATAAAGAAACTCTATCAAACGATGCAGATTTCCGTAACGTAGGTTATACTATGAACGGTCTAGAACTACAATTCCAGCCTGACTTCGGTGAAGTTCAGGTTGACCAGGTTCTTGACGCTGCAAAGCTATACAAGCAAGGTATGAAGGTAAATCTAAATACTACATTCGCTGAAGCAACATTAGAAAATCTATTGTTTGCTCTAGCAGGTAGAGATGAAGATCTAACTGCAAACCAAACTGGAATCAGTATCCTAAACCTTTCAGCAGGTGACATCGGTGAATGTCCTGTTGAGCGTGGTCTAGTTGCTATCGGTCCAGGTTCTGGTGATTGTGATGCAGGTTCGGCTATCGAACGTGTATACATTGCCTACCGTGCACTTTCAATTGAAAGCGTAACCGTATCAGCAAAGCGTGATGCTCCATCAGAGTTTGCGGTTTCATTCCGTATGCTTCCAAATGATAACGCAAGTTATGGAAGAATCGTTGACCGCACAGTTAGTGTATCAGGTTCATAAAAATATAATTTAATATTGAGAACTGCTCCACTTCGGTGGGGCAGTTTTCGTTTATTTGGTATACTTGTATAATGGCTACTAAAATATATGACTCAGCGACAATACGATTAATTGATGGTACAGAGATTTACATAACACCATTAAAGATAAAATATCTAAGGGACTTTTTAGATGAATTTGAAAATATAAAAACAGCAAAGAATGATGATGAATCAATGTCAGTTCTTTCAAACTGTGCAACTATAGCAATGAAGCAATACTATCCATCAATAAAAACGGTAGAGCAACTAGAAGACCTATGCGACTTAAAAACTGTATACAAGATAGTAGATGTAGCAGCAGGTATAAAAATAGATAGGGATAAAGAAGAAGAGCCTGTTAAGCAACAAGCAGAAGAGAGTGGATCTAGCTGGGACAAATTGGATCTAGCAAAATTAGAAACAGAGGTATTTCTTCTGGGCATCTGGAAAGATTTCTCAGATTTAGAGTCTTCAATATCTATACCAGAATTAACATCAATTCTTGAATTAAAAAGAGAATTAGATTATGATGAAAAGAAATTCCTTGCAGCTATTCAAGGAGTAGATTTGGATGAAGCATCTGGTAAAGAAAATGAGTGGGAAGCCATGAAAGCTAGAGTATTTAGTGGTGGAAAAGCAACAAGTGCAAACGATATTGTTGGCTATCAAGGCTCAAGGGCAGCTCAAGTAGGCTTTGGAATTGGTATGGGCTTAGACTATGAAGATATGAGATAAAAATAATATCTTTTGTGATATAATTAATATACCTTACAAGGAGGAAATTAATGACAACAACAATCAACGAAGAGAAAGAAATTACTCTATTCGATGGATCAAAAATTAAAGTCAGACCACTAAAGCTATCGCTTCTTCGTCAATTTATGAAAAAGTTTGAGGGCATTGCAGATGTCGCAGAAGACAACGAAAAATCAATGGATCTTCTTATGGAATGTGTAAAGATTGCACTAGTACAGTATAAGCCAGAACTATTAGAAAAACCAGAGGAGTTAGAGGACCTACTAGACCTTCCTACAGTCTACCAGATTGTAGAAGAGGCATCTGGCGTTAAGCTACAAGATGCATCGCTACTAGGCGGATTCTAAATAAAGAGGTGCTAGTGAATGGCTGATGCTAATGCTGAAATTAAAGTTAATATAGATACGAGTAATGCACTCTCTAGTCTAAAACTACTTCAAGCACAAATATCAGCTTTTCAACAGCAAATGGCAAGATCTGGTGCACAAGCTGCCAGAACTGCATCAGATATGCAGCAAAACCTTGTAAATAATATAAATGCCACTGGACAGTTTTCAGCAACTTTAAAAAATATTCAAACTGATACTGAAGCATTTACAACTTCACTTGAAAAAAATAAACTTTCATTAGGTCAGTATTTTAAATATGCTGGCGGTGCTTCAAAATCATTCGGTAAAATGTTTAGAACCGAATTTGATACCATACAAAAGGTAGCAGTAGAACGTGTAAAAGACTTACAAACACAATATATCCAACTTGGTCGTGATGCTAATGGTGCTATGAGGTCCATTGCAGTTAGACCACTTGCTTTGGATATGGAAAATCTGGGAACAAAAACTCAGATTGCTGCTCAGAAACAACAGCTATTAAATCAACTTCTTAAACAAGGTTCTACCAACCTTCTAAACTTTGGTAAGAACACTCAATGGGCTGGTCGTCAGCTTATGGTTGGTTTTACTATTCCTCTTGCAATGCTAGGAACAACTGCTGCCAAAACCTTTATGGATATGGAAGAGCAAGTAATTAAATTTAAGCGTGTTTATGGAGATCTTGGAACTACTATTGAAGAAACCAATAGAATGTCTAAAGAGATTCAAAACCTAGCAACACAGTTTACCCAATATGGCGTAGCAGTTAAAGACACAATGGCTCTAGCAGCCCAGGCAGCAGCCTCTGGTAAAATGGGGGCAGACTTAACTGCTCAAGTAACAGAGGCAACGAGACTAGCAGTTCTAGGTCAGGTAGACCAGCAACAAGCTCTTGAAACAACAATATCTCTTACAAATGCTTTTGGTGTCTCTGCTGATAAGCTAAAGGGAAAGATTAACTTCCTAAACACAGTAGAAAACCAAACCGTAACATCTATTGAAGACTTAACAATAGCTATTCCAAAAGCTGGACCTGTTGTTGAACAACTTGGTGGAAATGTAGAAGACCTAACATTCTTCCTAACAGCAATGAAGGAAGGTGGAATTAATGCATCAGAAGGTGCTAACGCACTTAAGTCTGGTCTTGCTGCCATAATTAATCCAACTGGAAAAGCTTCTGAAATGCTTGCTGGTTTTGGAATTAATATAAAAGGATTAGTAGATTCAAATAAGGGAGATGTTAAGGGACTTATTATGGGGCTTGCAACAGCTCTTAATAAACTTGATCCAACTGACCGTGCTCGTGCTATTGAACAAATGTTTGGTAAGTTCCAGTTTGCACGTATTTCAACATTATTCAAAAACGTAGTAGCTGAAGGTAGCCAGGCAACAAGAGTTCTTGAATTAACAAAATCAAGTAGTATGCAATTAGCAGCACTAGCTTCTCAAGAATTAGATAAAGTCTCTCAGTCACCAATGTTTAAGTTTAAAAAAGCTGTTGAAGATATAAAAACATCATTGATGCCAGTAGGTGAAGAATTCCTAAAGCTTGCAACACCAGTAATTGAGTTCGGAACAAAAGTATTAGACGCTTTTAATAAACTAGATTCAGGTACAAAACAGTTTATGACAGGACTTATAGCTGTAGTTGCTGGTATTGGACCAGTCTTGCTAATGACATTTGGTCTTATTGCTAATGGTGTAGCAAACGTAATTAAAGGTTTTGCTTTTATCAAGAATGTATTCAATAGAGCTGGAACAGCTTCTACAGTGCTTGGCGAACAAGTAAGCTATATGACTCAGGAACAGCTTAACGCTGCTGCTGTTGCATCATCACTAAAACAATCTCACACAAATCTTACACAAGCTTTCAATGTTGAAGCTGGAGCACTAGCAAACCTTAGAGTTCAATACGAAAGAACTACTGCTGCTCAAATGGCATTCTCAGGAACAAACAATATTCCAAGACCTGGCACAAGAAGATTTGCAACTGGTGGAATGGTTCGTGGTCCAGGAAATGGAACTAGCGACTCTATTCCAGCAATGGTGTCAAATGGAGAATTTATTGTAAGTGCTAAAAGAACTAAACAATACCTACCACTTCTACAAAATATAGCATCAGGAAAAGTTCCTGGATTTGCTAGTCCAGAAGGTGGAAGTCTTATTGGCTCAATGTCTACAAATGGAATAAAAGCATCACAGGCTACAATTTTTTCAATAAAAAAAATTATTGAAGCTATTAGTAGTGGAGCTATTAAAATTAATAAATCAGAAGAAGTTTTAGCTAAAACAATGCAAGATCTTGGTGACGGTACAAGAACAACAATGCAAAGATTTTTTCAAAGACTTGCTGTAAATGCAGACGAAATTGCTGGACAAAGTGTTGCAAATCAAGTTAATACTTATCATCAAAAAACTCTGGGCAAGTCTGGAAAAGCTATTCGTTACAGTGCAAGTGGCGTAGGAACTATTGAACAACAACTTGGTGATGCAGGAAGACTTGACGAACTTGCAAGAGCAAGAGCAAGACTAGAAGCTGAATCAGCACTAGGACTTCCAGGACAAATTCAGATAGATAGAGCACACAGAGTAGATGTTGGAAAATCTGGAAAATTATTTAAACAAGGTTGGACTTCAGAGGCATGGAATCCACAAACACATAGTGAAAATGCAATCTCAAATGCTCTTTCTGGAGATAATAGAGTTACTGGATTCTTTGAAATGTATTCTAAAAATTTAAAGAAAATGCTTGATGAAGGACTTGTAACTCAAGAAGAATATGATTCAATCATGCATAAAGCTAAAAATAACTTAGCCTTATCTGAAAGAGAGTTATTAACTCAGAGTAAAGTTTTAAAGGAAATTACTAAAACAGAACAAGAATTTTTAGCTAAAAATAAAGCATTAAGTTACAATATACAACGTGCTAGAGCTGGAGCATCAATTTCTGGAGGACTGGAAACATCTGGTAATGCTGGAAGTATTTCAAGAGAAGCTGAAATAGTTGTTATGCAAGATTTAGAAGCAGCTAAGAAAGGTATAATTACAGGTATAAGAAAGAAAACAAAAACAAATTCTCCATCAATAGAAGCTGAAGAAGTTGGAAAAGATATCGGTCAAGGTTTTCTCGATGGTGGAAAAGAAAAAATTGATGATGCTATACTAGTTGGAGAAAACTTAGCAGATTCAGTTGTACAGGGAGCTAGAAAACCAGGATCTAGACGTATAATTGTAGATCCAAATACTATGACAACCCAAGCTGGAGCAAACATGGGGGGTAATGGTCGTGGAGGAAAGCGTAGATCAGGTCAAAGAGCAGGGCATTATGAAAATGGAAAATTCTATCCAGTAATGAACTATCAACCTGGAGATCAACCAGTACCAGGAATGTATGATCAACCACTTGGTCCAGCAGCACCAACAAGAAAACAAAAACTTCAAATGAAGGTGCAAGGATTTAAAAATAACCTAACAACTAAAGCAAAAAACTTAACTGGACTTAAGGTTGGTGGTGCATTAGGTGGTGCATCAATGGTTGCAGGAATGGCTGGCATGGCAGGAGTACCAGGTATGGGTGAGCTATCAGGAGTACTAGGTGTAATGACTATGTTTAGTGGAACTATTGCAAAGGTTATTCCACATCTATTAAAGTTTATACCTGGAATTGGATTAGCCGTAACTGCAATTAGTGCATTTGTTATTGTTTCAAATCTAATTAATGATGCTAAGAAAAAAGAATTGCAAGAAATTACTGCTTTGGGAAATGCAGCAACATTAACTAAAGATCAGCTAACAAATTTGGGAAATAAGTTTGGAATATCTGCAAGTGGCAACGCATTTGATTTAACCACTAGTGGTGCAACAACAAGTGTTGGAGCAAAACAGAGATCAGATTTAGAAATTTTAAAGAAAGATGAAACATTTCAAAATGATTTTAAACAAACTATTGAAACTTTAAAAACTTCTAATAATATGGATGCATCTGTAGTTCTTAAATCATTAGCTATTCAATTACAAGGTTCAGGATTTGCTAAAGAACAAATTGATACAATTGTTACTGCAATAAAAGAAGAAGCTAAAAAAACAGACCTAGTTATTGATCTTAATAAAATTGATATAAATACAAAATCAGGACAAACATCACTACAGAAAACAGCAAAAGGTCTAGTTAATCAATTAAATAAAGCTGTTAATACTAAGGGTGCAATAACCACAGAACAAATTCGAGGTCAAGGGACAGGAGTAGTAAAGGTAATAGGAAAAGATGTATTTTCAAAAGATTTAGAAGAAAAAATTGATAAAGTATCTAAAACAACAGTAGTAAACTTGGGATACATTACAACTGGTCTTCAAAATGGTCAGATAAGTTCAAAAGCTTATAAAAAATCAATAGATGGACTGAGATCTTCAATTTTATCTTTAGGTGAAAATAGCAAAACAACTCAAATACTAATGGCAGGAATGATTAAAAATAGTGGAATGGGTAAGGCTGCACAAGATTTAGCTAATTCAATTAAAGATGCATCCACACAATTACTTGTTCTTCAGGGATATGCATTAGGATTACAGAATTTTCAATTTGTCGCTAATGCACAAGCAGTTTTAGATGATCCAAAAGCTACTGCAGATGCAAAAGAAAGAGCAACAGAAGCCATTGACAAATATGATAGAGCCATAAAAAGAAAAATCGCTCAAAATGCAAAAAATGCACAAGACGAAGCAAATACTTTAATGGATACCCCAAGTGCATCTGACCTTACAGCACAAGAAGATGCTAGAATTAAAGCACTTGAAGCAAAGCTAAAAGCATTAAATAAAGAAAGAGATGCATTAAAAGAAATAAATGCTGAACTAAAGAGACAACAAGATTTTGAGTTAGCACAACAACAGCGTTACATGGACATGAAGACAGCATATATCTCAGGAGACTATCTCAAAGCAGGAATTTTAAGACAAGAATCTGTTTATGCTAAAGCACAATTTGACAAAGAAACAGCAGATATAAAAGCAGAAAAGAAAATTTCTTTACTTGAAAACAGAATATCTGAAATAGAGGGCGGAGCAAGACCCACAGCTGGAGAAATAAAAAAGTCAAAGAGGATGGCAACTGGAGGACTCATTAAGGGTCCAGGAACTGGCACTAGCGATTCAATTCTAGGAACATTAAAATTTGCTGCTGGAGGAATAGCACCAATTAGGGTTTCTAATGGAGAATTTATAACTCGTGCAGCATCAGTTGCCAAGTATGGTGTTGACTTTATGAATTCAGTTAACAATGGTTCTTACAATACAGAAACATCAGGCAGCAGTTCAGTGTATAATGTTAGTATGACAATTAATGGTGCAGGACAAAATGCTGATGAAATTGCTAATAAAGTTATATCTAAACTTAATAATCTTGCTATGAAGAATAATAAGAGTAACAGGGTGATTGTCTAATATGTCATATACAATCCAAGCAGGTATTCATATATCACTAGACAATAGCACATGGTATAAAATAACTGATCACAATAGATCACCAATTTCAATAAAACCAAGTCTAATTGAAAAGGTAGATAGAATGGCAAACGGTACAATGAGAAAATATGTAGTATCAAAAAAGGATACAGTATCAGCATCATGGACAATGTTACCTTCAAAAAGCTCACTAACTGTAGACAAGAATAAGTCTTCTGCCTGGCTAGAAGCATTTTATTATGCAAATGCAGGTTTACCAGTTTATATAAAAGTAATAGAAGCAAAAGAAACTGTTCCAACTATTAATACCGCACCCACAGAACTTTCTGTTACTTCTGTAACTACTTCAAAAACTTATTATGCTTTTATTACAAACTTTTCTAAAACAATTAAATATAGAAATACCATTGCAGACTTTGTTGATATGGAAATAGAATTTACGGAGATATAAAATGTTAGATACAGTTAGCTCAGATGTTTTTTCAAATTCAAATTATATTGGAATGACACCAGTAGTTTCAGCAGAATGGAACAATAACCTTTATAATGCACCATACGTAACCATGTCTGGTGATGGAAGTTTTGATCCTACCAAACTTGTTGTTCAAACTGGAACTGGTTTAACTACCCCATCATCAGTACTATCTACAAGTGATTATGCTAAGGAAAACTTTACAACAAAAAGTTTTGCAATTCCAGCAGGTAGCGATACAACGCCATCAACTGTAAAATACAAATATACTGATGCATTTACTTCAGCTACATCATATTCATATAAAGTAGTTTTTTATGCTAAAACAGATAGTCTTTTTCCAGTAACTGTAAATTCAAATATTGACATCATTGACGGAACAGCGGTAATTTCATCTGCAGGAAGCTCAGAAGTTATCGATTCTCTTACATGGACAAAGTTTGAACTTTTGTTTAACTGGCACTCACACCGCAACACAGGAAGCTTTGATATTTATATATCAGCCTTCAATAATGTTTCTTATTCAACTAGCTCTAATGTATACATAACTTTGCCAGAAGTGTATGAGATCTCAGCATTTGATTATGAGTATGGATCATTGTGGTCAACCTATAGTCCATTTAGTTTTTTCAGACCAGGGGAGTCATACGTAACAACTGGAAATGCTGATGTCGCTTATCCTACAAACTTTAGAAGAGTAACTAATGGATTAAAGAGTGGACAGACATACCAGGATATGCCAGTAAGTCCATTACTATATAATCCAAACTTCTTTTTAGCATCACCACCAGTTGGAATTTTTAAATCTGGTGTTGCAAATGACATATATCCATACCAATATTTTGTATCATCACTACAGACAACAAAAAGAAAACTAACAGCTAAGTATGAAAGAAGTGTTTATTCAAATAAAATTGTTTTAAAGTTTAACACAATTATGTCAGTTCCAACAGTTACTGTAAAATTAGACGGAACAAGTATTGGATCATTTGTGCCAGAAACAAACGGAACACTTGTATTATACTATAATGGATCAACCTGGAGCAAAACTAGATGGGATTATTCATCTATGCCAAAGTTTACATCATCAGGATCTATATCACCATCATATGCAACATTTACAAAAATAACATTAGAGCAAGTGCTTGCATCAACGACCATAAATTCAGAGTTTTCTGATTCTAAATATACATCCTTGGCAGATGAATTTAAAAGATTCCAGATAATTGAAGTATCTCCTAGACTAGAGTTAGATGTATCTTCATTGGTAAAATCTATAAGTATTAGAAAGTCTTTAGATAGTCAAAATACATATATGCCAATATCATCAATTAACTCTAACGATGCAAATATAGTTTTATCATCAATACCATTTACATCTTCTTCTGGAGATCCTATTCCAATATTTTCTAATGAAAGCAACATTACAAATAATATCTTAAAGAATATGTTAAGAAAAAATGTTAAGTTTTATATTAACTATTTACTTTCCGAATATAAGGGTGACTCTTTTTCAACGACAGACTACCACGTTCCTGGCGGAATTTTTTATTCAGAAAGCTGGAATGAAGAAGATGCCAATGCTGTTAACATTCAGTCATATGATATATCCAGATACTTACAGACAACTCCTGTGCCAGATTATGTTGTAAAAAATAAAACAGTATTTGAAATAATTACAAATATCCTTGACCTTGCTGGATTTACAGATTATGATTATGATTCATTATATAATATTTGTAATGATCCATCAGTGCCATTAGATGTAGCGTACTATTACTGTAACTCACAAGATTCAACTATTATAAATAGCTTGTCAGAACTATTTCTTGCCTATCAAATTGGAGCATATATTGACGAGTATGGAGTTATGAAGTTTTTAAGCCTAAACAAAATTCTTACAAACACCACAAGTGATATTTCTATTACAGATTCAAATATTCTTGAAGGCGGATATTCTTTTGAGTCAGGTGCTAAACCAGGAAAAATTTCACTAAGATACCAGCCACCAAAAATAAAGCAATCTTTATCACTTCAGAATGCAAAAAACTTTGGAGCATCTATTTCGCCATCATTTATTTATACAACATCCAACGATGTTGTTTGGTCACAACAAAATCTAGATTCAGTTGGATTTAATTATTTAAATTCTAATTTTTTGAAAACAGATAAAAGATTTGATTTAAAAATAAATGACCTATTAGATATTTTTCACACATATTCATTAAATAATGATGGATATGCAATTATTGAAAATGAAATAGTTTCATTTTTAAATAAAGAATATACCCTTACAACTGAAGGTACAGGATCAACAGAAACAGTATCTGTAAAAAGTGATATAGAACTTGGCTCAGAAATAAATAGGTTTATTAAAAAATATGTTGTAGGATTTAGATCAGTATCTGCAACAGTAAGTTCGGTAACTGTGGCAAGTGGTCTTGCAACCTATACTTATACTGCAACCAATAGATTTAGGGTCGGAGACAAGGTTACAATTTCTGGAGTATCTCCATCAACATACAATTTATCAGCATCAGTAGAGCAGGTATCCGCTGTTGGCGTAACACCAAAAACATTTACAATAAAAAGAGCATTTCTAGCCGATGTGTCAGCAACATCAATTTCTGGATCTGCAATAGCAAACTCTGGCTATGACATTACAATAGAACCAACTGGTAAAATTACAAATGTTCAAAGAGGAATGTTTAATACTAAGGTTACAGATCATAAAATATTAACAACCCTATCGGACAAAAGTTTAACATCAGCTGCCATAGGTTCTGGAGGAACTGTATCAATATCCAATAACAAAGTAAGACTTTCGGGTGCTGGAAATACTGGAAAAATATTTGTTTTCCCAACAACAGATACTGATTATGGAAACAGTACAGATTCAATAACTGGAAAGTATTTGGGGTATCAAACATACTTAACAAAGTTTACTTTAAATGATATATCATATGGTGCAGCAGCAACTGGATTAGTTTTTAATGCTTCATCAGGAACATATAACAAGGCATATTTTGTTGAAATGATAAAAGCATTTAAAGAAATAGATACATATGAATACTTTATGGCAGTTTACTATTATAACTCTAGCGGTACAAAAGTAGTTGTAGGATATTCTAATATTACTTCAACAGTTAATTCAATAATTAAAAATTTCCCAAAGGTGTTGAAAAAAACACAATATGTTCCAGTAGCTTATGGACAAGATAATACCACCATAACAACACCTTTTGTTTTAAGAGTTGCTCATTATTCTGAAGAAACATCACTTGGAAACCTGTCAAATTCATCAGATAGGGTTCTTAGAGTATTTTTAAATAATGTTGAAATAACTGGTTGGCAAATTCCAATAACAAGTTTATCTGCAACAATAACTACTGCTACAGGAGGTAGCTTTACCCCTTCAACCATAACTTACAATGCTACTAACTCTTTTACAGTAGGAGATTTTGTTTCTATATCTGGAGTAACTCCAAATGAATATAACATATCTGGAACAATTGCATCAAGAACATCGTCATACTTTACTATTAATAGTTACGTTCCTACTCTAAGTAGTGGAACTGGAGGAACTGCAAAAATAGTAAACGTTGTATCTGGAACTGATTATGTTACTATTGGCACTAATACTATAACTGGATTTACAAAACATCTATCAATACCAACATCAACAAATCCATTAGTTAGTCCAGCTGGTGCTTATGGCACTGCAAGTAAATTTGGATTCTATGCAAGTTCAGCACCTGGAATAACTACTGGATATGAAAATTCATCTTCAGGAATTATTGCAGATGTTTCAGAACTTTATGCTACCCAAACACCATTAAAACAGCATTCATCTAATTATTTTTATCAAGATAAAAAATTCTTGAATAGTGTAATTCAAGGACAAAGCAATACTGAGCTAACATACTCTATGCAAACTAAGCCAGAGGTAATTGGTATTAATTATTATGATGTTCAGTATACAACCCCTGCAGCTGTGAGCGTTGATGTTCTTCCAATAGAATACTTGTGGTATTATTTTCCTAGTGCTGAAATAGAGGATCAAAAATGGTATCAAACACAAATGGTAGACGAACACTCTCTTGCCTATTCAACTCCAATTAATACTGGATTTAAAGCAAGAATGCTGGTAGTAAATAATTCGCCACACATGGTTTATCTAAACAAAGATTCTGATGAATTAAACCAATTCACCATTAGATTTAATCTATGGACACATGAAATTATTGCACAATCAGATCAAGAAAGCATCGATAAAATTGTTGATGATGCTAACAGTTCTGAAGTTGCACAAATAGATTCAGAATGGATTCAATCAAGACAGGCAGCAAATAAAATACTAGCATCAATAAATGCTGGACTAGAAGGACTTTCAAAAACAACAAGTCTTAGAATATATGGAAATCCATTAATTCAAGTCGGAGATGTTGTGACTCTGACATATCCATTAAGTGGAATTAATCAGCAAAAGTATTTTGTGCATTCTATTAATCAATCATTTAGTAATGGTCTAAGCACAGACCTTGTTCTTAAAACACTTAAAAGTGGGGTGGCTTATTAATGTCAAAATATAAATCTGGTTATTCAGTTGCACAAAGAAAACCAATTATTATAAATTCAGAAGATCCAAGGTATAAAAAACTAGAAAAATACAAGGGAAGAGTTGGATCAAAAGTGATTGTAGACTACAGCAAAAACAAACCATTATCATTATAAACTAGTGCACAAAAATGATTTATAAGGTATAATGGTTTAGAAGGAGATTTTTTATGCCATATGTACAAATATCAGACCCAAACATTATTGACCTAGCTGCGTGGCATCAGGTTATTAACGTAGTTAATCAGCACAGTGATAGCATTTCATCACTAACTAATAACTTCGGTCTATCATATTCTACAACACCAGATGCCAATGGGAACTGGTCTACACCGTTTGATTTTGGTTCTCAGCAAATAATTTTTGGAAAGCATTTAATTTCTGGAACAGCAGCATTAATTGATGGATCTGGAACAGGATATGTTCTAACAGAAGCAACACCAATAGACTTTCCAGTTGCCTTTTCTACTGCACCAGCCATCTTTACAACTGTTATTGCTGACACAGGATCTACTGGTGGAAAGAGCCGCCTACTTGGTGTATCATCAGTAGATGATGTTACTGTAAGTAGCTTTACAATGTCTGTATCTAATCCATTAAACTCTTTTACAAATGTTTCTGTTTATTGGGTAGCATTTGGTCCTAAATAAAAACAATGTCTAAGTATAGATCACCATTTTCTGTTTCTAGGAGACAGACAGTTTTTGTTAATGAGAATGATCCACGTGCAAAGAATATAGGACAAACTCGTTCAAGACTTGGTGCTGATATAATTGTAAAACCCACAGGAAAAGTAATTCCAGAAGTCTATGGTCCACAAGATGAATACTTTTTTGGAACATTCGCTACTTCTCAAACATACTACTCAACAAATCAAATTTTACCAAAAGATGCAAAAGTAGATAATAAGGGATATATATACACAATATCTTCACAAGCTATTACAGGTGCAACTAATGCATATTTAAATAAATATGATCAAAAAGGAAATATAATTTGGTCAAGAACAATACCACTGCTAGGAGCTTCAACTAGCGATCTAGCTGTTCCATATAACTGTTTAAAAATAGATGACAACTATATATATGTTGTTTTAAATAATCAAACAACAGATTTATACTCACAATATATTTTATTAAAATTTGATACAGACGGACTTCTTAAATGGTCTAAAAAAGAAACTTATCAATCAACTGTGGGAACAAAAAAGTTTACTTCAATAAATGATATAGAAGTGGCAACTGATGGATCAATATATATAGTTGGAAGGTATGGAAGAAATACTACATCATTGCTAGAGAGTACCAACATGAGTACATTAATTATTAAATATAATAGCTCTGGAACCATTGTTTGGCAAAAAGCGTTTACAGGTCTTACTCAAAGTTTAGGATTTTATGGAACATCTGGAACTGGAAATGCAGGTAAAAATATAGCAATAGATCAATCTGGATACATATATATAACTTCTGCAAGACCTTTTAACGTAGGTGGAACAACATTTTATACAATAGTTCTTACAAAGCTTGATTCGTCTGGAACGGTAATTTGGCAAAAACAAATCTCAGGTGGTTTTATTCAAAGCTCAGCTAATTCAAGATTAATAGAATTTGATAGTAGTGGAAATCTATATATTCTTGGAAACTATTCAACTGGATTTAATGGATCAATGCTAACAAAAATAAATAGCTCTTCAGCACTTGTATGGACACAAGGTTTTACTTTTACAATATCAGCAACATTAAGTTCTTTTGCAGCTGGGCTTCAAATAGCTAAAGATGGTTCAATATATGTTACACCAACATCTGCTGGAATAGTAACAAAACTAAGTTCAAGTGGAACAATTTTAAATTCAGTAGCTATACAAGATACAGCTACAAACCATACAATATCTACTGCAGGAATGAGCATAGGTATAGAAAATAAGTTAGTATCAATAGGACGAAATTTATCAGACTCTTCATCAGACTACTCATTATCAGTAGCATTGCTGCCAATTGATAGTACACTTTCAAGTACCTATAATGTTCCAAAAAACAAATATGCAACATCAGTAAAACAAATGACAGTGGTAACAGATACAGCAGTAACATTAACAGATAGAAGTGGTGGTATGACAATCACAACTGGAAGCTACCTTACCATTGGAACTCCAACAGTTTTAATAGTAGATGAAAATGCAGCACTTAATATCAAAACAACACAATATAATGCATGGACAAAAATTGGTTTCTATTAATGTGATAAAATTATAATATGTCAGAATATAAATCACCCTGGTCAGTAGCACAACAACATCCAATTGCTATAGATGAAAATGACCCAAGAATAAATACTGATGCTAGTTATGGAAAAACTGCTGCTAGAATAGGAAGAGATATTGAAATAATCACTCAAAATAAAAGTGCTCCAATAACTCTTGCTCCATACGTTCCACCAGAAGCTTAGGGAGATTATTATGCATCATAAACAAAGTATTGAAAAAGAAGAGTATAACCAAAAACCAGTAATCAAAGCCAATAAGAATGTATGGTTTTTAAATGGTGATCTTGTTAGATCACATCACATCAATAGGTCAAATGGTATTATGTCTGTTTATAATATTACCAAAGATCAAATTGAAAGTTGTTTGATTAGTGACTTTAAAAAGAATCGTCAACGTGCATACACCGTTGGACAAGCAGCGGATCTTGTAAACAGACACAAAAAGTATATGCCACAACTTATGAAACGTGGAGTAATACCGTTTCCTATGGGGGCACAAAAAGGTGGAGCAACAGGCTGGCAAGTAAGAAGTTATTATTCAGAATCGCAGATTCGTGAAATTCGTGATATACTAGCATCCTACCATATTGGTCAACCAAGAAAAGACGGACTTATTACTAATAATATGACTCCTTCAAAACAAGAACTTAATAGGAGAATGGGGGATGGAATTTTAACATATACTAGAACTGAAGATGGTAGGTTTATCCCCGTGTGGAGCGAGACTCTGTAAAAATATTAAACCTAAATCTGGAGAAAATCATCCAAATGCAAAATTGTCAGATAAAGATATTGACATAATAAGACACCTTGTGCTATCATTAGGTAAGACACACAAAGAGGTTGCAAATATTTTTGGGGTAGCCAGCTCAACTATATCTGGAATAATTAATTCTGGCAGAAGACAAGGGTAGAATGAATAACGATGAAACTAAAGTAACAGTAGGACTAGGCTATACACTAAATCTAGGTAACTTCCAGTCACTACGAATTGATGTATCAGTAGCAGACAATCGCCGTGAGGGTGAAACGATCAATGATGCATTTGAGCGAGTATATTCTTTTGTAGAGAATAAGCTTGCCGAAAAGGTACGAGAGTCTCAAGAAGAAGCAAGCGGTAACTAATGGCTGAACGCAAAGACCGTATGGCTTTGCTCAGTCGCTATAGTAAGTTACATACTGCTAAGTATGAGCAAAAGCCATTTCTAAATTTGAATGTTGAACAGTGGGCAGCAGATGCACTCATTGAATCATATGGGCTACCTGCTTGCTATGACTTATTAGACTATTATTTTTATGTTGCTCAAAGCCCAACATGGAAGTATTTTGCAAACTATGCAGATGCAATCATTAATGCTAGAGAGCAATACCAGCAGGACTTAAATGAAAGAGCAGAAAGACGAAGAATGGCAAAGGCGTGGCTAAATGAGTAATACAGAATCAAAACTAATTTCAGCAGTTCTACAAGATAAGCAAGTTCATGTATTGCTACAGGCTAACGTAGACAATATCCTACGAACACACAATGATATCTGGAATTTTGTTCGTAACTATTCTGAAGCTAATGGAACAGTTCCACCTGTAAGCTTAGTAGTTGACAAGTTTCGTGACTTCCATCCTGTGGAGGGCATTGGTGCAACTAAGTATCACCTAGAAGAGCTACAAGCAGAATATCTTACAGACAGTCTCAAGGATATTCTACGTAACACTGCAACAGAAGTTCAGAATGGTCAGGGCGTAAAAGCTCTTGAAGATATTATTACTAAGACTTCTGCACTTCGCAAGAACACTACTGTTATTCGTGACATTGATGCTACTGATATCGAAGATGCTGTAGCCTACTATGAGAATGTCCAGAGACAGAATGAATTGGGCTCTATTGGCATTAAAACAGGTCTTGCTGGCTTTGATAACTATCTTCCTGCTGGAATTACCCCAGGACAGCTTGGTGTCTTCCTGGCGTATCCTGGCATCGGTAAGTCATGGATGGCACTTTACTTTGCAGTGCAAGCATGGAAGCAGGGTAAGTCACCACTAATTATCTCTCTTGAAATGAGTGAGACTGAAGTTCGTAATCGTGTATTTACTATTATGGGTGAGGGTCTATGGTCACACCGCAAGTTATCTGCTGGTGCAATAGAAACTGATGATCTACGCCGTTGGCACAAGAAAGAGTTGCAGGGTAAGCCAGAATTCCATATTATCTCTAACGATGGTGGTGGAGAAGTAACTCCTAGTGTTATTCGTGGAAAAATTGATCAGTATAAGCCTGACCTTATTATCGTTGACTATCTACAGCTAATGTCTCCTAATCAGAAATCAGATAATGAGACTGTTCGTATGAAGAATCTTTCTCGTGAACTAAAGCTTATGGCTATTAGCGAGGAGATGCCTATTATTGCTATTTCATCTGCAACTCCTGATGATGTTAATAAGCTAGACACTGTTCCTACTCTGGGACAGACTGCATGGTCACGTCAGATTGCTTATGATGCTGATTTTGTGCTTGCTTTTGGTAGAGCAACCAATAGTGATATCCTAGAATGTGTCTTTAGAAAAAACAGAAATGGCTTTATGGGCGAATTTCTAGTGCAAGCAGATTTCGACAAAGGCTTCTACAGATATCGAGATTTTGAGGAAAAATAATTTGGCTTATGATATAATTGGCATATGATTAAAAATTGTCCAAAATGTAAAAAAGATTTAAATGTATCATTTTTTAATAAATCAAATAGAAGAGATGGGTATCAGACGTACTGCCGTGAATGTCATAATCAAATTCAAAGAGATAAATATCTTAATGATCCAATGGCAAAAATAAAACGTCAAATTCGTGCAGGTCGTAGAAAAGAACGAGATCCATTAGTTCAAAGAAGGTCAGAACTCAAAAGACTTTATGGAATTACTTTGGAAGATTATGTAGAAATGTTTGATAGTCAAAATGGTGTATGTGCCATTTGCTTTAAAGAATGCAAAACTAAAAATAGTTTGTCTGTAGATCATGACCATACTACTGGAAAAGTTAGAGGATTACTATGTAATGCTTGTAATCGTGCAATAGGAATGCTTGGAGATAGTCCAGAAATACTTCGTAAAGCAGCTGATTATCTAGAAAACTAGGTATAATAGTATGTATGGGAAGCATACACCACAAGTCAATAAAGATGTTTTCGTTAGATGGAATGATACATGATGAATCAGCTATCGGCAGACTTAAAACAGAATATATCAGACTGCTAATATCTGAAATGAGAATTGCTGGGTATGCATTAAGATTAGATATTGACCCAGACTTTACAATAAGCTATAATGAACAAAAAGAATACTTTACATTTATATTATCAGTATATGGAACATACGTAGGAAAGAAGAAGAGTGAATGGATAACAGGAATAGACGGAACCAAAGTATATACTCAAGAGATCAAGTCCAACGAGTCCTCACAGGCTCAGGAATCACAGTCGAACAAGAGTTAGACAATGACTTTATTATTTTCTGTCCATATCACAATAACCATCGCTCACCTGCTGGAGAAGTAAATAAGTTCTCTGGACTATTCTTTTGTTTTTCTTGTCAGCAGACTGCAGACCTTGCTGAGTTTGTAATGCACACATCAAAACGTACATACTTTGAAGCAGTTCGTTTTATCAAGTCTAAAGAAACTGAAACAGATTTTGAGCAACAACTGCAACAACAACTTTACAAGAAGCCAGAGTTTGTTCCATATGATGAACTTGTAATTAAAAGATTAAATAATCAAGCATTGGAGTCACCTCGTGCTATGCGCTATTTTACTGGCAGACTAATCACAGAGGCATCTGTAAAAAAGTTTAGCTTAGGGTTTAGTGAGAAACAAGATATGGTAACTATTCCTGTGGCATCCCCAGATGGCATGGAGCTAGGCTTTGTTGGCAGATCTATTGAGGGCAAAGAGTTCAAGAATACTCCAGGACTTCCCAAAGCAAAAACACTTTTCAATTTGCATAGAGTAAAGACTTCTGATAAAGTCTATGTAGTTGAATCATCATTCGATGCTATCCGCTTAGACCAGTGTGGTTTTCCAGCGGTAGCAACATTAGGTGCAAATGTATCTAGTGGACAAATAGAACTTCTTCAAAAATACTTCAATAACATTTATGTCATTGCAGATAACGATGAAGCTGGCGGTAACATGAAAGACAGGATTATAGAACGTCTTGGCAATCGTGTTAACGTTATTCAGTTAGAAAAACAATATAAGGATATTGGCGATATGTCAGATGAAGCAATTAAAAATCTTGATGAATCATTTGACAAATCTATCGCTAGTATGCTAAACTAATAAACCAAGATAAATAAAGGAGAAAAACATGAGTATTATCAGAGGGCTAAAAGATATCAGTGCAATTATGGATAAGCCAAAATATGAAAGCAATGGACAAAAGGTTCGTTGGGTAAAGCTTGCTGACGGACAGGCTGCAAAGATCCGTTTCGTAGAGGAGCTAGATGAAGACTCAGCTAGTTTCTCAGCAGAGCGTGGAGTTTCTGTAGTAATTGCAGAGCACACCAATCCAAAGGACTACAAGCGTAAGGCTGCTTGTACCATTGAGTCAGAGGGTCGCTGCTTTGCCTGTGAAATGGCTCGTAAGGAGCCAAAGGCTGGTTGGCGTTCAAAGCTACGCTTCTACTGCAACGTGCTAGTAGATGATGGCACTGAGGACCCATACATCGCTGTTTGGTCACAGGGTGTAAGCAAGCAGTCAGCATTTGCTACCATTCGTGAGTATGCAATTGAGACTGGAAGCATTTCAAACCTACAGTGGAAGCTAAAGCGTAATGGTCAGGGAACTGAAACTAATTACACTCTTATTCCAACTGGACCAGATTCAGAACCATTCAAGTGGGGAAGCTATGAGTTCTTCGATCTTGAAAAGGTTGTTCGTGAAGTTCCATATGCAGAACAGGATTCATTCTACTTTGGATTCGATTCTAGCAACTCGGTTACTTCTAGTAATACAGACTGGTAAAACATATTAGGATTGGGGAGAGCGTAAAAACTCTCCCCATTCTTCCATGCTCATATGATATAATTTAATTATGAGACTTACTATGGAAATAGGAGATACAAATATCTTTGGAGTAAAGATTGTATCAGGACCCTATAAAAATAAACAATATACTTCATGGGATTTTCTTTGTCCCTTTTGTAATCAAACATTTATTGCTCCAACTACAAATTTTAAAAAATCAAAATCTTGTTACAACTGTAGAGGTTTTGTAAAAAGAAAATCATCTGAGGATATAACTTGGAGAAACCATTATTTACTAGTTGCTTCAAGAAAAAATGCAAAAGAAAAAGGTTTTGACCTAACAGAACAACAATTTAAAGAAATATCCTCACAAAATTGTTTTTATTGTAATGCAGAACCAACACCAACAAAAGGTTATAGACAATGGTCAGCATATATTTTTACAAATGGACTTGACAGAATAGACCCAAGCATGGGATACTTATATAATAATGTAGTGGCTTGTTGCAAATGGTGCAATGTAGCAAAATTAGACAGATCAGTAGAGGAATTTTATTCGTGGATAACGAAACTAGCAAAACATCAGAATCTTATGTAGGACTTCATGTACATACACATTATAGTCTTTTCGATGGAATTGCGACACCACAGGAATATGTGGATAGGGCTGTAAGCCTTGGAATGAATGCAATCGCTATCACTGACCACGGAAGTCTATCTGGACACCGTGAAATGTATCGTGCTGCTAAAGCAGCAGGTATCAAGCCTATTCTAGGCGTTGAGGGGTATATCACCAAGGATCGTTTTGACCATGAGGATAAGAAAGATAAGAATGACCCTCTAGACCTAAACTATAACCACCTTATTATCCTTGCAAAGAATGCAAAGGGATTAGAGAACCTAAACAAGCTTAATGAAATTGCTTGGACTGAGGGCTTCTTCAAGAAGCCACGCATGGACTGGGAATCTCTAGAAAAGTATAAAGAGGGACTAATCATCACATCTGGCTGTCTATCTGGATATCTAGCTAAGGCAATTGAGGCAGATAATCTAGCTGCTGCTAAGATGCACCTTACCTGGGCTAAGGAGACATTCGGAGATGATTACTACATTGAGGTAATGCCACATAACCCTGCAGAGGTTAATCAGACTATTCTTGATCTTGCAGACGAGTTTGGCATTAAGCCTATTGTAACTCCAGACTGCCACCACGCAGATGTTAGTCAGAAAGAAATTCAGGAACTAAAGCTGATTCTTAACACTTACTCTAATAAGACTATTGGAGATGCAACATTTGCAGGAACTCAGAACTACGACAACCTAATGGATAAGCTTGACTATCTATATGGTGCAGATCGTCAGATGTCATTTAATAAGTTTGACATTCACCTGCTATCTGATGAAGAGATGCACAATGCTATGGGAGCACAGGGTCATACTCGTCAGGATATGTATGACTATACCCTTGAGATTGTAGATAAGATTGAAGACTATAACATTCAGGACCACCTAGACCTACTGCCAGTTCAATATCAGAACCCAGACCAGGAACTATATGACTTGGCTATTGCTGGACTAACTGAAAAGGGTCTAATGACTCCAGAGTATCTAGCACGTCTTGATGAAGAACTTGAGGTTATCAAGAATAAGAAGTTTGGACCATACTTCCTAGTTGTTCGCTCCATGATTGCATGGGCTAAAAAGGAAGACATCATGGTAGGTCCAGGTCGTGGATCTGCTGCTGGCTCGCTACTCTGCTATGCTCTAGGCATTACAGACATTGACCCAATTGTTCATGGTCTACTATTCTTCCGATTCATTAACCCAGAGCGTAATGACTTCCCAGATATTGATACAGATATTCAGGACTCACGCCGTGAAGAAGTTAAGGATTACCTAGTTCGTCAGTATCGTCACGTTGCATCTATTGCTACATTCCTTGAGTTCAAGGGTAAGGGTATTGTTCGTGACATTGCTCGTGTTCTAAATATTCCACTACCAGATGTCAACAAGGTTCTTAAGCTAGTTGATGATTGGGACGATTACTGTAACTCAAAGCAGACTGCAGAATTCCGTGAGAAATATCCAGAGATTGAGCAGTATGGTGAGATGCTTCGTGGTCGTATTCGTGGAACTGGTATCCATGCTGCTGGTGTTGTAACCTCTAAGGAGCCTATCTTCAAATATGCCCCTATGGAAACTCGTACATCTCCAGGCAATAAGGAACGTATTCCAGTAGTAGCAGTAGACATGGCAGAGGCAGAGCAGATTGGTCTTATCAAGATTGATGCTCTAGGTCTAAAGACCCTATCCGTTATTCAGGACACTCTTAAGATTATTAAGGAACGTACTGGCAAGGATATTGACCTGCATAAGATTGATATGGAAGATGCAAATATCTACCGTATGCTTTCTGATGGCTTTACTAAAGGCGTGTTCCAATGTGAAGCTACTCCTTATACTAACCTGCTAGTCAAGATGGGTGTAAAGAACTTTGCTGAACTTGCTGCATCTAACGCTCTAGTTCGTCCAGGTGCTATGAACACTATTGGTAAGGACTACATTGCTCGTAAGCACGGTAAGCAGAATATTGCATACCACCACCAGGTGATGAGTCATTTACTTCTGAGA